GATCACGAGGCGCGTGTCGCCCTTGTACTTGCGGAGTTTCAAGACACCGTCGCCATAGGAGACGGTGTCGCCGACGCACTCATGGAGACTGCGCCATAGGTCGAGACGCCTCACGAGGTCATCAACATACGGCTGCTGCTCCTCGTCCTTGCTCCGTATGCGCCCCGGCTCACCACAGAGAAGGTCCGCGAAGATGAGGCGCGTCTTGCGGACCCAGGGGAGGTCTATCTCGATGATGGTCCCGTCATCGCGCATGAGACGCATGAACGACTGGACGAAGACCTCGCCGTGATCCCCCTCCAGCAGTTCGTCCACCTGCTCGTAGGTTTCGAGCCGTTCCTCGTCGGCGGGCGGGAACACGGCACCCTCTTGGATCGCGTCGAGTCGCGTCAGCATATCCTCACCAACCTCGCGGTTTGCCGATGGTTCCCGCGATACGGCGCGGTGCCTTAGTCGGTGCGAGCGCGAGTGCGAGCGCATCCGACTTGTCGGGGCTTCGGCCCAGACGCTTCTTGATCTCTGCTTTCGCCTCTAGGACGATCTTCCCGTTGCGTACAAGGTAACGCACGGCGCGGAGTTCAGACAGTAGTTCATCATCAGCCGGCAGCGAGAGTTCCCCGCGCTCGGCGAGCAGTTTGAGGTTCCAGTACACCTCGGCGCGGCGGTTGATGAACTTCTCGGGGTGCATCGCGGTCATGCCGACATTGATGCCATCGACCGGCAGTCCTGCCGATGCGAGGATGTCCACGACGCCGCCGCCGACGCCGATGTCGTCGATGCGGATACTCTCGGGGGTATCCTCCGACGCCTGGTAGAACGCCTCGATGTCGTCCGCGACATGCTTCGTGCTCTTGCGCTCCCAGGACGAGAGGCCCACGACGCGGGTCCCGCGGCAGCGCCAGAGGACCGTGTTGTCGTCGCCGAAGCGGGCTACGTCCACTCCCCAGTTATGGGGACCATCGACTCCAGGGGCTCCGACACATCGCCTAAGAACCATAGGGTCAATGAGTTTATCGGCACTACCAACCATCCCCCAAACACCGTCGATGTAGGCGTCCATGAGTTCAGGGGTATCGGAGTAGAGTTCCCGTATGCGTTCCTCATAGCCTGGGGGCAGGAACGTGTTATCGCGCATGAGTGACTGCACGAACGCCTCGTCGTTGTGGGGATCGTCAACCATCCGTTGCAGCCAGCAGTCCTCCGGGTTCGAGGTGATGATGACGTATCCATACTTGAGGCTCCGTTCCGATCGGCCAGGACGGGTGATGAGGAGTCTCGCCGGCGTCTCCTCGGTGTCCGACGCCTCCTCGATGACCGCGGCGTCGAGTTCCATCGACTTCACGCGCTCCGCGTCCTCGGTCGATCCGAGGCCGCCGTACTCGATCCTGCTCCCGTTGTCATGGCGGAAGACCATGTCGTGTTTGAGGTGCTTCCACCCGGGCCGGCTGACTATGTTGATCTGCCGGAGCATCGTGTCGAGCGTCGTGCGCGTGAACGCCTTTGCCTCGTTGCGGCACATATATACACGGAAGCCGGGGACGTGCTCGCAGGTGACCGCGGTCTTCGCGCAGACGTAGAACGACTTGCCGCCACCGACCGCCCCGCCGAACAGGACGACCGGGATTCCGCCGACAGCGCCGGTACGGGCGGCGATCTCCGCCCGCTTCTCCTCGATGACCCGGCTGCACTCGGCCTGCCGGTCGGTCCAGGTGAACTCGAGTTCCTTCGCCTGCTTGTAGCGGGCGAGGAGCATGGCGAGCGCCTCGCGCTCGGGACGGGACAGTTGCGCGATGGCCCGCTTGCGATCGGGGAGATCGAGTTCGAGGAACTCGGCTAGTTGCACGTTCTCTCCAACAGGATGAAATCGCAGATCATGTCCGGCTTCGGCGCTTCTACGATACGCAGTATGCGGAAGTCTGGATACCTCTCCAGGTATGGAAGGAAGTCGCGGTGCCATTCCTGGGTGCCCTCCCCGTGCGGACGGGCTTCGAGCGTCGTCTGGATGAGCACCCCTTTGGATGCGTGTCCGAAGATGTCATCGAGCGTCCTCACGAACTCGCTTTCATCGCTGACGTGCATCAGGACCTCGAGGCAGATGGTCGCATCGTACATGCCCAGTCCCAGGTCGCCAGGTTCGTAGAGCGACAACTCGGCCCTCGGATGGCGCTTGCGGCACAACTCGATTGCCTTCCGTGAGACATCCAGCCCCCGATAGACCGGGATGTGGTAGTAGGAGAGTTGGTTGCCGTCGCCGCATCCGAACTCGAGTACACTCGTCGCCCCGATCTCGGCGAGGAACGTGTTGACGACCGACGCCTTATACTCGGCGTTCTTCCCGTAACTCCCCGCTCCCGAGGTCTGCCCGGAAGCATACCGCCAGTCCCAGTAGGCGGCGTCTGTCATGGGCGCACCATCGCCCGATAGTCACGCATCCAGGCATAGGTGCGCTCGATGCCTTCCTCCAGCCCGACGCTCGGGGTATGCCCTAGCGCCCGCATGTCGGAGAAATCGGCCCGCTTCACCGCCGAGACGAGGAACTCGGGCGGCTCCTCCACGCGGTAGGTGCCACGCCCCACTACCTCGATGATGATACTGGCGCACTCCTCCATCGTCCGATATTCCTCCGTCCCGATGCAGTATGCGCGGTAGCCGTCTGCCCAGACAGGCCCATCCTCGAGAAGCAGCAGGATGCCATCGACGAAATCATCCACATAGCACCAACTCCGCACACATCCGGCGTGTGCCACGATCTCCTCGTCACGCATGGCGCGGTCGATAAAGTTCGACACCGCCGAGCGGTACTCGCCGGCGGGGACCTCGTGCGGACCGTAGACCATAAACGGGCGGACGGAGACGGCCCGCAGTCCCTTGTAGCGCGACAGGTGCGCGATGATCCCCTCGGCTGCCAGTTTCGTGATGCCGTAGATGCCGTTCTGCTCGAGGATGTCCGGCAGACCGTACTCGCTGTTGTGCCCGTAGACCTCGGAAGTGGAGAAGTTGACCATCCGGCATCCCGTGACCTGGCACTCGGATGCCACACGGTAGGTGCCGATGACGTTGGACGCGACCGACACGTCGGGATACATCTCCCCGTTCAGCCGCCCCACCTGTGCCGCCATGTGGATACAGACATCTGGGGCGAAGTCGGAGAACGTGCGCCTGAGCGATGCGGAGTTGTTCACGTTGGCGAAGAAATCGTCTCGGATGTCGAACCCGCGCACCTGATGACCTTCGGACAGGAGGCGCGGGACGAGCGTCTGCCCGATGACGCCGGCTGATCCGGTCACGAGTATCCTCATCCGGCGGGCATCCCTTCTGTGAGCGCGACCCGCATCACCTCTGCGGCCACCTTCGGTCGGTCGATGGCGTTCGTGCGTTGCCGCGGATGCTGTCTGAACGCCAGGAACGGGTCGGGAGAATAAGCGAGCGTCGGACGCTCCTTGCACCAATCTATCGCCGTCCGCATGTCGGTCGCGAGGGCCATGCTGTCCCACGCCCTCCAGCGCAGACCTCTGACCCACTTCGTCAGATATACGCCTCCTGACGGCATCGGCATCATGGGTATGCCGGCGAGGGCCGCATCCGTGAACTTGGCGAAGCAGGCGTCGGCCTCGAGCGGCCAGTCGGGGTAGCGGCGGACCCGTGTCTGGCGGCCACGCGCATCGACGAGCGCGATCGCCGCGAAGGTGTAGTCCGCCTCAGTGACGGGTGGCGGGCCGATGAGGAAGTTGTCGGCATCGACGAACACCAGACGATCAGAGGTCGCCTGCTCGATCCCGAGGTTGCTGCCCCAGACGGGGCTGCCGCTCATATCGGGGCGGTGGGTGACCTTCACCTCGGGGTAGGCGGCTGCTACCTCGAGCGAGTCGTCGGTAGAGCCATCATCGTAGAGCAGCACCTCGTCGCAATAGTGGGTCGTCGTCGAGAGGCACTCGGCCAGATAGCAGCCGTAGTCATGATTCGTGATGATGGCGGTCACGCTCATGTCGTGTAGTCTCCCGAGAACAGTCGCGGATGGAACCCTGGCCGGTTGAGGCGGACGAGGTCATAGCGGTCGCAGGAGAGGTCGCCCGTCTCCGTCATGTGGACGCACTCCACGTCCCAGGCCGCCGCCAGGTGGTAGCCCGCGAGTTTCATGCGATAGGTGACCGAGGTGTCGTGACCGAAGGCGTTGTCGTACTCGTCCCACGGCACGGATGCGTAGACCTCAGGGCGCGATAAGACGCAGTAGACGCCCGTGGCATCCACCGGCGCGATGCCCTTGCCGGGCTTCGCCGAAGCGAGGATCGTCGGGCTCTCCATGCCGCTTATCTGCCAGAGTCCCGGCTTGCGGAGGGCCCACCGACCGACCTCGAAACCGCAGACCCAGTCGTACCCCATCTTGATGCCGGCCAGTAGTGACTGCCAGGTGTGGGGCGGGATCAGGGTGTCGTCCTCGAGCAGCAGGATGCGCGACACGTCCCGCGGCATCAGCCCGATCGAGGTGACCCGCATGACGGTGTGCCGGGCACGGCGGAGTCGGACCAACCTCCCGTCGTCCACCCTCTCGGAGCCGGACGCCCAGTCCGAGTAGTGGACACTGAGCGATGGCACGGGAAGCGGGGTCGCTCTCCTGACGACCGCCTCGAGGAGCGAGAGGTCGTCAGAGTCGATATAGACGGTGAGGCGGCAGCGCGAGAGCGGGACATCGGATGAGACGAGCGCATCGAAGAACCTGTCAACGCACCACTCCCGCGTGAACGGGACGAACACCCAGACATCTCCGCCGCCGTCTCTCAGTACCTCGGTCGTCCTCAACGGCGCTTCCTCTTACGCTTCCTCGGGCGTGGCTTGGACCCATACTTCCTCGTCCAGCGAGCCGCGATGCGTGGATGTCGAGCCCACATGAAACGGCGGTGCTTCGCGCTGCGGAAGGGCATCAGACCCACCTCTCGATCGCCTCGATGCAGGCGAGCCCCGCCTTCCCGTCGCCGAAGGCATCACTCCTCGGCCCGGTCGGTCGCGACCGCACCGCGATGGCGAGGTCCTCGGGTTCGGTGAGGCGGTTCCAGCCGCCCTCGAGCGTCTCGGGCCATTCAGTCCTGTCACGCAAGGTATAGCACGGCACCCCCGCGAAGTAACACTCCCTCGTGACCCCGCCGGAGTCGGTCACCACGCAGTACGCGCCCCGGATCAGGACGTGCATCTGTTCGTAGGTGGCGGCCTCGCAGAACACCTTGCGCTTGAACCCCATCTCGCGCATCCCCCTCATCGTGCGGTGGTGCGCCATCCAGTATACGGGGAGGGGTATATCCGAGATGCCGAGGATGCAGGCGGCCAGGCGTGGGACGTTCTCCACGTTGCTCTGGCGATGGAGGGTCACGAGGCAGTAGCCGCCGCGCTCTAATCCCCGATGCGCGAGGATGGCGGCGATCTCCCGATCGTCCACGATGCTCTCGAGGCTCGTGTAGGCGTCGAGCATCACATCGCCCGTGATGACCGAGGACAGGCCCTCCTTCCAGAGGTTCTCCGAACACGCCTTCGTCGGGGCGAGGCGGAGCGATGCCACCTTGTCGGTGAAGATTCTGTTGCGCTCCTCGGGCATGGATGGGTCCCGCGACCGGCAGCCGGCCTCCACATGCACGACCGGGATGCCCTCTAAGGATGCCGCGGTCGCGCCGTAGACGGTGGAATCGGTGTCGCCGTAGACGATGACGGCGTTCCCGCCGAGTTCTCCCCGGAGGTGCGGGAGCGTCCAGTTCTTGCGGAGGATCACGTCGGGGCGGGGGAAGCCGCCTATCATCGCCCGATCGTAGTGCTGCCCGGTGTCGATGATGCGGTGGAGGTGTCCGAGGGTCTTGGCTGCGGCGTCTAGGACCCGCACCTTGACGTAGTTCGGGCGGGTCCCGATGACGGATGTGAGGAGCATCAGTGGGTGATGGTGAACATCGGTTGGGTGAGCGTCAGGTCGACGTGCTGGTCCTTGCCCACATGGTACGGCGTCCGGTCGCGTCTGCTGTACCAGCCGGCAAGCATCCCGTACTCGATCTCATAGATCGTCTCGATGCGCTTCCGCGACTGTTTCTTGGTGAACTTCATCTTCGGCGGGGGATCGTCGGCATAGAACCCCCACCCGCGCCATTCTCCGGAGCACTCGTAGACCGCATAGACCTCGCCGCCCACGAGTACCGTCACCTTGATGAGCCCGCGCTCACTCATGGCGCACCCCTTCCCATTCGCCGCACCAGTCAGTCTCGTGTACCAACGGGAATGAACCTCGTCGCGCTCTGAGTTGCAGGTCGGGCTCGTCATAGTGGCGCACTTTCGGCGGGTGGGCACGGCACTCGTGGTAGATGGCATCCACCGGTATCGGACACCAGAACCGACACGATGAGCATGGGCCCCATCCGTCACTCGGCTTCTTGCGATGATGATAGAAGTAGCCCTCCGGTGGCTCACTCATGGCGCACCGCTTCCTCAACGTGATAGCGGAACGTGAGCGTCTGGAAGCCGGTGTGCTCCTTGTCCCACCAGATGCCGTCACGAGGTACGTCCATTGTGTCGTACTCGATGGTGAACTCCCTCGGGTGTATGTGTCCCGATTCCAACCCAGCGAGAATCTGGCGCAGCGCGAGCATGGCTGCCGTTCGGACTTCCTCACTCGTTCGTAGTCGCTCACTCATGGCGCACCGCTTCCTGGGCTTCTTTCAGGCGCATCTCTGTCGTGCCGTAGGTGTGTCGTGACGCCAGCCACCGTGCCACGGCTTCCCACTCGTTGCGCTCGGCTGCTACGCGCTTGACATTACGCATCATGGCAAGAATCTCGTCCTTTGCTTGCGCGTTCTCCGCTTCCAGCCGCTCGATGTGGCCCTGCAAGTACCCCCTCGCGTCGTATTCCGCGACACCCTTAGTAGGGATACACGCCATCAGGAAGTCCAATCGCCGCATCGCGTCCTCGTGGGTGTATGCCTTCTTCGGCAACTCGAACCCGTCCATGCTGTGCTCCCACTCCTTCATGGCCGCTCCTTCCCGTCGCACGGGAAGACCTCGAACAGGGGTCCTCCGCAGCGGCATTTCTCGATCCTGATGGTGGCGATCTCCACCGGGTCGTGGGAACTGCGCTTGCCCGATGCACTCTGGCGCTTGATGGTCTTGGTGGAGAAGGTGACGGTCCCGTCGATCGGGTGGGGATGGCTCCCGGTCATCAGCGTATCCCCGATGACGCGGTTGCGCTTCCCGTCGAGTTGGACCGTGCGGGACCGCTGCTGCGTCCGGGCACCACAGAGGACACATACCCTCATCGGGTGCTGCTCTAAGGTGTCCTCCCTGCCGGCCTTCCACGCGGCCTCCGCGCACGAGGGGCAGTAGACGAAACCCGCTGTCGGGCGTCCGCAGCAGATACACGCGCCCTCGCGCTCCTTCGCCGCATGGGTCGCCCGGGCCTTCCACTTCTCCGTCGCCTCGGCCTTGCTGATGATCCCCACGACGTAGGCGAGCATGGAAGCAGCCCGCTTCTCGTCGGCCCCGGACTTCTCGAGATCGGCGCAGAACTCCTCGAACCCGTACTGGCGCTTCCCCGATGTCATCTTACCCCTCCCCGAAGTCCATGATCTCCTGGTTCTCGTCCCCCGCTGGACTGCGTTCGGTATTCATCCACCAGTCGTACATGTCGTCCGAATCGTAGCGCCATCCTCCGCGCTCGAGCCCGTCGTCGATCGCACGGTTGAGCGAGCGCCGGCAGGAGCGGCGGTAGGCGTCCGCGTACTTCGGCCACCGTTCGACATCACGCTGCCGCAAGGGGTTGTACATCATCGGACACATGATGCAGCCGATCCGGGTGAATCCCTCGTCATAAAGCGAGCAGTACGGAAGGCCGCGGTCGCGGATGTATGCCCAGACCTCCTCGTCGGTCCAGTTGATGATGGGATTGAGGTAGTTCTTGCGCCCGGTGTAGCAGACCTCGATCTGCCGGCGCTTGCTCCGCTTCACGGACTCCGCCCACCGGATGCCCGTGACGACCGTGCGCCCCTCCCCGCCGCGCTCCTTGAGCGCCTCGCAGCAGTAGCGGGCAACTCTCGTCGGGGGATACCGCTTCTTCACGATGAGGGCCCACATTGTCGTGTCGGCGAAGTCCCACGCGACATCGGGGTAGTGCTCGCGAATGTGCCGCCTGAGTTCGGGTGGGTCGGGGACCGAGGCGCTGTAATGGGCATCGAAGGCCACACCGCTGCGGACGGCGAGATCGTAGATCACACTCGAGTCTTTACCGCCACTGAACGCGAGCCAGTAGCCCTCAGCGGGCTCTAACTCGCGCAGGAGTTCTATCGCCGCCTCGTCCTTCCGCTCCCCGAACAGGTCCGCGTCCACGTTCCTCCGCCCCGAGATGACCGTTCGTCGGAAAGGGTATACCTACCCCGGTATCGGGTCAACTTTGGGTACTTGCAGGGCACGGATTCTGGTGGATGATGGATGTACCAGACGCCAGACGAGAGGGGAATCCGTGGGCCATCGCTGAACCTCCCCGGCACCTCTCCGAACCCGTCGAGCGCACAGGTGACACGCCTGCTCCGGGGCATGAATCCGCCGGGAACACAGTCTGGTCTTGTCCACCGACCCACTAGCCGTCAGAGGGCCACAGTTCGGTCATGGGTGAGGATACCGCCGCCCAGGTAGGACATCCCCACAACACCCCCGATCAGAGAAACGTGTAGCAACTCGCGGGAGGGGGGTAGGGGGGAGGGAATGCCTTTCGCCGCAGGTCAGCATGGTTACAGCGCCTTTCGAGTCAATAATCTGCGAGAAGGATGGTTCGCGGGGTTCCCGATCTCGCTGTGGAGTGCCCGGGGTAGGGCCCTAGCATGACGTAAGGTACATTATCGCGAGTTCGTTTGTGCTCACGATCGGCGCTGATGTATCAACCCGGCCCCGATATACACTACCGGCCCGAATCTACCCGAACCCATGCCCGATCGTTTGCCCGGGCCGCGCCTACGATCGGTGTCAATCTACCCTGCCCCAACCCACGATCACTGATCGCTTGCGACCCTTCGGATGATGAACCCGACCCTACCATCAGCGACCCCGGCCGATGGTCCGCATGGGGCATTGTAGGGCTCGCAGGGTACCATCCGAGACGGCCGCCCGAATCATGGTTGACCCTGCCGATACCCGGGTATATAGTGACTGGTGTAACGATGATCGGCCCGGCCGATACGACCCCGGCCGATCGGCAACTTGATAGTCGAATATGGGAGTAGTCTCAGGGCCCCGATAGTGATTGGAGCGGGTCACTGATGACACGAAAGAAGATCAGACTATGGTTGGAAGCGTACAAGTACGATGTATGGGTACCGACCCCGGGCACCGATCAACCCTGGCATGATGGCAAGTTGACCCGGGCCGATAGCAGGGTTCGGGTTGTCCCATACGATCGCCCGAAGGGTACGACCGGCCGTTGGACCGGTGGAGCGAACTACCAACCCCGAACCGGGGCCGATATGTACCGGGCCCTTGATACGTGGTTGGGCGCGAAGGGTTACCGGCCCGGGCCGGGGCATCCGAAGACGGTTGAAGTGTATCGGTTGTACCGTAATCCCGGGCAGGAGCAAATCGGGGTTCGGTTGTATTCGACTACCGTTGTGCGGGTTCATCCGAACGGGTCAATCGAACTCGACTGGTCGGGTTGGTTCACGCAAACAACCAACCGAATCATCAATGAGTACCTGCCCCGGGATTGGTCGGTATTCGGCACCCGAATCCCGATACTGCGAGCCCCGAACGGTACCATGTACCGGGTTACCGGTTCGCTCATGATCGGACCCCGGGGTCACGTTACCCCGACCGATGGTGGCCGGTACGCATGGGCCAAACCCGGCAACTATCAGTGGTACGACCGGGCCCGAACCCCGTACCCGAACGGTACCGAACCGTTCAAGTTCCGAAACTGGGAAGGGTATCACCAGTACGAACTCGCACTCCGGGCAACCGAACGAAAGAGCGAACGCGACCGGGCCCGGGCTGCCGCCGACCGTGAACGGGAAGACGCGGCCCGACGTGCCGAATGGGTATCGATCCGGCCGGTACGACCGAAGACGGCCCCCGGGTACGGTTGGAAATTTCTGAACCATGAGCGAACCGGCCCGGAGTTCCGGTTGGTTTCGGCGTTCGACCAGCGGTCGCACGGTTGGGGAAGCGGCCCCTATTGGCCCGAACCCGGGTCGTGGCGCGATGATGAACTCCGGGCCCCATGCGTCGGGTTGAACTGCTCGACCGACGCTGATTCGGCCGCCGGGTTCGTGAACGGTAGCGTAATCGCCCGGGTCGCATGGGCGGGCCGGTATCACGACGATTCGACCAATGGGAAGATCACCAGCGACAGCATGAGTATCCTGGCCGCATGGGTGGTCCGGGGTTCCAGCGATACCACGGCCGATATGTACCACGCGCCGATGGTCCGTGAACCCGATCTCATGGTTGATGGTTGGGCATGGGCCCCGGGCAAGTTGATTGCCCCGAACGGCCGCATTGACGATCTAACCCCGACCCTGCCGAAGATCGGCCCCGAACTGAACCCGTCTTTACCGAACGGGTAACGAGTACCGGCCCGAACTACTCCCGAACGACTATCAACCGGCCCCGGCCCCGATCAATGGGACCGGGGCCGATCTTCAATCGAACCGACCCCGACCGGGTACCCTGCCCGGCCGGGTACTCCCATGCCCGAACCCATGCGGCCCCGGTTGCCGATCTTCGGCCCGGGGCCCTACCATGCCCGGCCCCGATCGTAACCCCGGCCCTGCTCATGATCGGCCCCGGGGTTGCCGATACCCTACCCGGGGCCGATCACCGAACCGGCCCGGCCGGGGCCCCGACCCCGACCCCGACCCGGGGCCGCTGGACACCGAAGAAACTTGAAGCGCCTAGCGTTGAAGTCCGTGGGCGTGAAGTCCTTGCGCTCGCCGTCCGTGAGGCGATCGCCAGTGAAGTATCGAGAGGGACGACGGATCGTGGCGGCCGGATTGGGGGTGAGTTGGTATGGCCGACGATTGAAGTGTTTGACACCGGATTCCATCGGGTATACAGTTGTCACAATGAGGGGACCGGAGCGGACCCCCATGAGAGTTAGGAGCGGACCATGCGTACACTTACCATGCGGGAACACGTCAGGGGCACTCACCCTGCCGAGTACCGCGAGCGCGAACTGTCGGCTACACGGCTCGCCGACGTTCGACGCGCTATCACCCGGGGCCGTGATCTGTTCAACGGCGGCAGGTGCGGGGCGGCCGCTATCTACTTCGAGTGGGTCACCGACGCACTCCGCGAGCGGGCCGGGGGGTGTGCCCGATGAAGTCGTATGACGCGATCGGTTACGTTCACCTGTCCGACACCTACTGCGATGGTTGTGGGGCCCGACTCATGCCGGGGCCCGACGACCCGGAGTGGTACCCGATCTTCGCCGACTCCGAGTGGGATTACATACCGGCGTGTAACGAGTGCGGTTGGCCGATCGAAGACGTGTCACTCACGAGCGAAGGGCTCGCCTACACCCGGGCGGCCCTGCTCGGCGATTGGAACGGCGAACCCGATCATCGTGACGCATGGGTGCGGTGCTTCGACGCCAACGGCGGGTCACTGACGCGCTACGGCTACGGTATCGGTTCTTCCGGGTGTCTGTACGATTCGGTGAGCGGCCCGTATGACACCGAAGCCGAAGCGATTGAGGCGCTACGCGAGACGATGAGCCCGACCGATGACGAGCCGACCGGGTGGACCGAAGTGGGCCCGGGATACTGGAACGGCCCCGGGATACAGACGGCCGAAGTGTTCTCATCCGACGAGCCCGGCGACGATTGGGGTGAGTGAACCATGCGCGAACACGTTGCCTATGTACCGGTGATCGGCTCGACGGGTATCACGCTTGGGTTGGCCGACGCCGATGAGCGCGGGTACTACCGGCTCAACTGGTGCGGAGACTACCCGACCATGCAAGCGGCCCGGAGCGCGGCCGACGAACTCAATGCCGATCTGGGAGTGACCCCGGCCGAGGCGTATGCGGTGCAAGTGTGCTCGATGTTTCGGCCGGGCGAGTTTACCGAAGTGTTGGAGTGGGTCACCCGTCCGGGTGGCCCGAGTCTACCGAAGGAGCGGTGAGCGATGAGCAGGTACTACGGCAACATACTCGGCAACCGGGGTGAGGCGACCCGGCAGGGCACGGCGTCGAGCGGGTTTCGGGCGTCGGCACGATCGTACATCGGAAGTGTGACGGTCCGACTCTGGGAGAACGATGAGGGCAAGCGCGGCCGCAAGGACTACCGCGAGCGCGACGAGATCACGATTGACGTGGGCAGGGGGTCGATGGTCGGCGGCCGTGAAGTGTTCAGGTCCGATCTGCGTTCGCTTGTTGAAGCCGTCGAAGCCGGGGCCGTGTTCCAGTTGGTGTACCCACCTGACGAGTAGCCGGGCGGCACCCGGCCGAATACCCCGGGTTGAGGGGCCCGGGGTCGTGGGATAGCCGATGGGCCGCAAGCGCGGCCGGTTAGGAGCGGATGAGGATGGAACCCTACGAGACTGAGAAGGTCGGACGGTTCACGATCAAGTTGTACCCCGACGAAGCCGGGAACTCGCCCCGCGACTGGGACAACCTGGGCACGATGGTATGCTGTCACCGCGACTACGATCTGGGCGACGAGAAACCGGACCCGCGCATTGATCGGATTGAAGTGCTCGTCCGGTACTACGCCGGTACGGGGGGCGAGTGGTTCCCGCTGTACCTGCTCGACCACTCCGGGTTGTGGCTCAGAACCGGCACGTTCGCTTGCGATTCGGGTATCGGCGGGCCGGGGCCGGGTGGCGGGTGGGATACGTCACTGGTGGGCATTATCTACGTCACCCGTGAGCAGATCATCGCGGAGTACGGCGACGACTCGGCCGAGAACCGGGCCCGGGCTCGTGAAGTGCTCCAAGCCGAAGTCAAGGTGTATTCCCAGTGGCTTGAAGGCGACGTGCGCGGATGGGTCCTTGAAGACGCCGACGGCAACACGATCGACTCGTGTTGGGGGTATTACGACGATGGGGACGCACTCGCCGACGCACGGTCGGAAGCGGCCGGGGAGATCGAGCGCGAGCGCGTCGAGAAGCAGGAGCGCGTCAAGCGGTTCATCAAGTCCGGTGTGCCGCTGATCTATCGGACGGCGTAAAGGAGCGTGGAGCGGTGAAGGTACTAGTGGGCACGACTGAGGGGCAGGGCAAGCGGGCCAATGACTTCTCGTTCACGAACGAGTTGGAGTTGGTCGGGTTCGGGTTCGAGTGCGACGGCGAAGCGGTTGACGGCTCGTGCGGCTGTCGCCGGTCGATGGTCGGGCTCGAATCAGGCAAGGCGACGACGACCATGCGGGTAGTTGAAGCACTCACGGTTGATTCGGTCGCGGACCTTGCCGAGCGGGTGTTCGGGGGGCTCGACCGGGGCGGGTGGGTGGCGCTCATGGGCGAATCGGAAGCGCGGGAACAGGCACTCACCGACGCGCAGGAGATCGTCCGTATCGCTGACGTGTTCCCGGTCGGCACCATCGTCGAGAAGCGGGGCAACCGCTTCCAGATCAGGGAAGGAGCGGAGCAGTCATGACGATCGCGAAGTTCACCCCGGGGCCGTGGGTCAATGAGGGCTGCAACATTAGGAGTGCGGCCACCAACACGGGTATCGCGATTGTCGGTACTACGTGGGGCGACGGGGCGTTGAGCCACGATCAGAACGTGGCGAACGCCGTTCTGATCGGAGCGGCCCCGGAGTTGTACGGCGCTCTGCGGGAGTGCGTGTTCCAGTTTGGCCTACTGGAAGAAGCCGGGATGCTTGGAACCGCAGACGTGGAGGCACTCAGCGCGGCACGATCGGCATTGGCGAAGGCGGAAGGGGGCAACGGTGGAACCCGATGAGATGATCTTCCCCAAGACGTTCTGGCACGTCTTCTCGCCAGATAACGACGACTATGACTTCTGGACCGACGTGGAAGATCAGGCGGAAGCGGAGTTTGACCGATGCAAGGAGCGGTTCGGGTCCGCCCGTCTCTACTCCGAGACGTACCAGACACGCGAAGACTATGACGAGATGAGAGGCCAGGAAGAACTAGAAGACTGGTGCGATCGTGACGGCGACGGCACCGATGAGGGGGTGAGTGATGGGGCATAGCCGACGCGCTCAGTCCTGATCGTGAGAGCGGCCCGGGGGTTACGGCCCCCGGGCCAGATTGGAGCGGTTGCGATGAGACGCAAGCCGCACGGCTACTGGACGACGTGCCGCCGGTGCGGACGGCCGGTGTGGACCAGCGGGGGCATCATCGGCGGGGCCGCGCTGTACGAGCGGTACGGCCGTATCTGCGACGAGTGCATCACCCCCGATGAGGAACACGCGATACTTCACGGGCAAGCCGGTGACCTGATCGGCCGGGCAGGTGGAGCGAAGTGAAGCGGGAACTGCTCGCCGACGTGCTCACCCTTGCCCTGCTCGCGGTGTGCTTCTACCTGACCTACTGTCTGCTCGCCACGATGAAGTGATGGGAGTTGAAGTCCTGATGGGTGACTTGATAACGGTTGCACGGGCCGCTCGTGAACTTGGAGTCGAGCGCCAGACGGCGTATCGGTACATCAAGTGCGGCCGGCTGCCGGCCCGGGAGATCGCCGGCCGGCTCGTGGTCGATGCGGACGATCTTGAAGCCGTGCGCGTCGGCGTCCGCGGATGGCCCCCGGTCCACAAACCGGACAAGCGCGAGTGGACGAAGGCGATGGTTCGCCTGCGCTCGCGCCAGTGGAACGACGCGGTTGAGTCGGGCCTATTCGACGATCCGATCACCGGGGAGATCGACCCCGGGCTCATAGCCGCGTGGGAGATCGAGCACGGCTGGACACATGAAGAACTACGGCACATGGCCGAGAAGATCGTCACTCCACGCGACCCGTTTCAGTGAGAGGAGAGCCGATGCTGAGGCCCGATCAGATCACCGATGTTGAAGTCCTGCGCCACGCCGTCGCGCTGCTCGCGGAAGAAGCCGCGGACGTTGGGTGCGACCGCTGTTGTGCGAGCGCCCTATGCGCGATAGGCGAGGACCAGGATGAGGAGTGCGCCGTCACGATCGCGTCGTGGGCCGTGACGGTCGCTGAGGAGGAACCCGCATGATGAAGTGGCTGGAACGGCTCATAGACCGGCTCACGATCGCCTTCTGGAAGGGGACGCGATGAGAACGACAAGTCCTGAGACGATAGTTGAAGTCCTGGCGGGCCAATGCCTCACCGGGGCGGTGATGCTCCCGAACGGGATGCTCGGGCTCCTGTTCGACGACGGGCACCTGCTCGCCGTGAGCGAGAAACTCTATCTGATGCACGAAGGCCCGGCCGCCGATGTGCTTGTGGCCGCGCAGGATCGTCTGAGAGACGCGAAGGCGGAACTGGCGACCCTGGACTCGTTCATGGGATTACCGGCCGTCTCAGAGCCTTCTGTGCGCGAGAGGGCCACACGGATGCGGGACGATGCCGCGATCCATACGCCACGGCGGAAGATTGAAGCCGTGTTGGGTGAAGTCCCTGAGCCTGAGTTCATCGGCGACGACCATCCCGGCCTCGAGATGGACGACGTTCAGAAGCGGGCGCGGCTCGAGAAGGCCAGCCGCGGCGTACCGGACGTACTGTGATGAGCGACTACACCCACGACGATGCGATGCGTGTTGAGGCGATTGCGGCGTTGACCGCCATACAACTCGTGTCGGCCTTCGATGTCGTCCCCGTATTCGCCTACATCGAGCGGCTGGAAGCGGAGAAGCGGTGGCTGGCGGAGGAGATGGCGGGTGCGCTCAACGGCGATACCGTGGTTTACAGCGACGGACGGCGAATGGGGACGGCTACACAGTGGCTCGATGCCGCCCAGGAAGCGGTGAGGAAGGGCTAGTCCTGGCGCTCCCGCGCCTCTTTGGGAGCCTCGACCGCGACCCTCGAGAGGATGCTCTCGACCTCGCGGGCGAGGCTCTCGGCGTCTGTCGAGACGGTGCTCGAGATGTCCGTGGCCTCTCCGCGGATCAGGCGGAGTTTGTCGAACGCGATGCCGGCACCGATGAGCGCGTCCCGAGGGCTCATATCCTCGATCTTGGCCCGGGCGACCTGGAGGCATGAATCATGAAGTTCCTGCCACCACGCCTCTTGCCGCTTCTTGGCGATCAAGAGGTACTCCTGGCGCTGATCCTCGTTGAGCGCGTTCCACCACTTCTCGAGCGTCCGGCGCGGGATGCCCGTCGCGGATGAAGCCTTGCGGGTGGAACCGTCGAGCCTCGCGACCTCGATCAGGAGTTCGCTCTTGTCGATGTCGGAGTAGACGCGGCTCATCATTCCTCCGTGGGTTCAGGTGCCGGCGGTTGCGCGTCCGCTTCCGCCGGCGGTTCGTCAGCCGACTCTGCGATGGGGGGCGGCTCGCGGTCAGGCTGGACGACGGGTTTGATGCGCGTCGTCAGATACGACGCGACCGTGCGGGGCGGGAGCAGGAGCCCTCCGTAGAAGACCTCGCCTCCGCGATGCTGGTTGAGGAGTACGACGAGTGCGCGATTGGGGTCTGTCGAGTAGGCCGCACGGCTGCCGATCTTCGCGTACCAGTTGCCGTTGCCGTCCTGTCGGAGCAGCCAGCCGTTCTCTTTGGCGATCTCCTGCGCTGTCGGGGCATGTTTGCCCATGAGACACCTCCCGGGGTATCCGTCGGCCATAGTATGCCCCCGGGGTGAAGCGCCCCGCTAGTCCCACCGGAGCGTTACGACCGTCTCGGCCTTCTCGCCGCGCATGAGGGTCAAGGAGCCTCTGACGAACTGGTCGCCGCTGTCGTCACGGATGATGCCGGCATAGACGAGCCCGTCGGCGATGACCTCGAACGCCATCTCGAGGTTGTGGCGGTCTGGCAGCGGCCCCGGCTTGTCCCACAACACGACCACATGGCAGGTGACTGACTCCAGGGGCCTCGGCATCCGCTTCGGAGCCGCATTGACCCCCGCCCAGACGTATTCGTGCCATTCCTGCTTGATGCGGTTGCGCTTCGCCCAATGGAGCCGCTGCCAGACGTTCTTACTCTCAGGGAGTGCCGGTATCGAGAAGGAGCGCCTCACCTGTCGTACTCCTCCCACGCCACGGTCTTGAAGATCGCTTTGTGGTTGACGTATCGGGCAAACCGGCGCTGGTAGGGATCGGTCTTGTCGAACGGCATGACGAATGGGTCCGCCCCGAGGCTCTTGAGGACCATCGCCCGGTGAAGGTCCTCCTCCGGTGTCGTGTTGAAGCCGATGAGGACGTAGAAGGTCGCCGCCCAGATCGGGAAGCCGCCCGCCTTGAGCGCCTCGATGCCGCGTCTGACGGCCGGCTCGTCTGCGGGGGTGTCCCAGGCGAAGTGAACGGCCCCGCGGGTGCATCCGCTCTCCTGCATCCATCGCCTGACCCCCGCGAGGGCCCGGGCCATGTCCTCGTCCATCAGGCGTATGTCGAGCGACTCGAACTTGACCTGGGCTTTACGAGCGGAGATCTCCGCGCATGTCTTGATGAACAAGTCGGGAAGCGCCGTGAGATTGTCGTCCAGCAGCCGTATGCGGTCCTGGCCTCGCCAGAAGTCCTCGAGTTCCGCGACCTGGCGCACCTTCCCGTCCTGACGCCATACGACGCACCACGGGCATCGCCGAATGCATCCTCTCGTCAGCCTCCCGAGAGCATGGTCGCAGGAGAGGATCGGGTAGTCGGGGTAGATCGTGTCTTGCTCGGGCGTGAGAAGCGTCGTGAGGTCATACCCCGTCCCACCGCTCACGACCTCGCAGGGCCAGGGCACCATGTCGTCCACGGTGTAGTCGAACTGCTTGGAGCGGTACACGCGCCCGTAGGTATCGGCTGCGAGCGGGAACGCGATCTCGACCTCGTCTCCTTGCGCCTTGTGCCAGGCCGACAGGCGCATGAGAGCCAGATTCGGGATCAGGCTATCGACCGGGAGGAGCCCTACTCGCATCGGCGCTTCACGAAGATGGGGGTCTGTTCTCCCACCCATCCTCCGACGACGTTGTACTCCATGTGCTCGATCGCATCTTCCTCGGAGGAACCCTCATCCATGAGAATCTCGACGGCCTTCTCGTAGTCGTAGATGAGAAGCCCTGTCCTCACGCCTGTCGAGCATCCGATGATCGCTTCATCGAACCCATCAGCGAACAAGAGTTCCTCCTCGATGGCGTACTCACAAGTGCGACATTTCACCGAGTTATCCACAGGTTCAGAGTTATCCACAGGTTATCCACAGCCCTTCGGCTATAAGACCTTTATTCTCTTATCTACTCTCTTCTTATCTATGCGTTACGCCGCGTTACACATCGTTACAGAGCCCTTTATGGAGAAGCGGGGCGCGAAACGGATGAGCCTTTCCCAGACGAAGGGGGGGTCTTCTGCTCACGGTGTTTCCGCACCCGTTCCTTGACCGCTTCGGGCCGGCTCGAGGGGTTGTCGTACTGGCGCTCGGCGAACTTCACGAAGTAGATGAACGGGTCCTCCTGGGCGACGATCTTGAGCCTCGTGAGTTTCGCGACCGTCCGATCGAGAAGTTCCATGTCGTCTTTCGCGCACTCGAGGGCGACGAGTTCACGGTCGGTCATGTCTATCATGCCCCGCACCTCGTTCTCCGCGGCATAGCACAACAGATGGAACCACACGCGATGCTCGTCGTCCTCGAGTTTCCCGAGTTTCTTGTCTGTCCTGGCCTCACAGTACGCCCGGAACCAGGGGAGCCGCGCCGCCACCTACTCCTGGGAGTCGATCAGGGACCCCTGCACCCCCTCGTCCCCCTCCACGACCTCACCCTCGAGTGCAACCTCAGTTTCGTCTACGTCGTCAGGGGAACCCTCGAGTACGGCTCCAAGCGCCTCCGGCTCGACCTTCTCGTCCTCGTGGTCGGGGAGCAGCACCATGTCAGGCACCAGTTCCCGGCGCACCGTCCCATCACTGGCGATCGCCCGCTGGACCTCTGCCGAGAGCGGCAGCATCTTACACAGGCGGATCACGACCGTCTTCTTCGCCATCTCGACCGCCCCGAGGTCGTCGCTCCACGGTGATACCTTCCAGCCGCGGGAGTAGCGGTTGCGGTGCTTCACGATCTCATCCTTCGTCATGACCGCGAACTGCGTCTCACCCGTCGCCAGCCGTGCCACCGCATAGACCGCCCCGAGGTTCTCGAACGAGCCGCGGTCAACCGACCACTCGGGTTCGTGGACGATCTGCGGGTTCGTCCCCATGACCACCTTGAAGATGTCGCCCTCGTAGACCGCCTCGGCCCAGAGCGCCGTCACGTCACCCGAGTTCCGGGCCAACTTCACGACGCCCTTGTAGCCCATCTGGAACGTCGCCTCGTGCTTGTACGGGATGATGTACGCCTCGCCCAGACCGCTCCCAGGCTCGAGGCCGAGTTGTGCCGACTGCATCGTCGCCGCGAGGATGCTCATAGGGTCGCACGACAGCAGGTCGGGGTTCGTCCGCACCGTGGTCAGCACGATGCGCGTGAACCGATCCACGTCGATGTTGCGCGGTAGCGCCGACATGATGGCCGGCTTCTGGCGCTCCAGATACGTCGCGATCGTCATGCTCTTTGGGCTGCCGGCGGCCTGTTCCTGTGTCGCGAGCGCCGCCTTCGTCCCCTCGTTCGATGCTGTTCTCGGATTCATGTCGCTCCTCACCTCCTGATGATGAACAGTCTGCTGTCAATCACGTCCAACTTGAACTTCGTCAGATAGCCGCTGATGACCTCGCGCTCCGCCAGGTGCATCTTGCCCATCTGCTGTGCCGTCCACGGATCGTTGTACTCATGTCCGACGATCTCGGCATACGGCTCGAGGCTGATGTCGAACTCGTCGAAGATGTCGAACCACTCCTGGGAACTGTTCTGCCCGATCTTGCGCCGAGGCAGGTTCGGCAACGCCTCCATCCTCACTCCTCATCCGCTCCCTTCGGTTCCCTGACCGAGAACACGCGGTAGTCGGTCGTCTTGCGATACTGCTCGGCGATCGCGGGCTGCTCCTCGGCGAGGCGTTTCGTGTCGTAGGACACCCGTGTCCGCGGCTTCCAGTCGATCTCGTAGCCCGATGGGGTCGCTACGACCGCGTGAGAGCCCGCCAGAGCCTTGAGTTCGTTTGCGATGGTATCCACTATCGTCTGGGCACCCGCAAGCGCCTGACGCGCCTCCAGGTACGCTCTAGCGAGGGATTCTGCTTCTGGCATCACCGGCACAGGCTCGAGAACGGCGTCCTCGGCGGGATAGAGGCGGTCGAGCAGCCTCCCCGACGCCTCGGAGCCGTCTATCGCCGGCGGGGTGCGGTCCTCGACGAGTCTCCAGAACTCTTGCGCCTTGTTCTGGAGCATGGTGATGACCTCGTCGTCGCGCTCGATCACGAACTCGCGGTAGGCGTTCCCGCCGATGAGGACCGACAAGTACCACCGCGGCCACCCGCTGACGCCCATGTACCACTGGCATTGAAGGTAGTATTCGTCGGGCACGTCCGCCCCGTCCCACTCCTTGCGCTTGAACGAGGACGCGGTCTTGCCCTCCCACCCGGCGACCGGCTCCGTATCGGGGTCTTTGAGTTCGCCGCGCTCATCGAAGGCGTCCGGCTCCCAACAGATGCCGTCATAGGTGGCGACCATCCAACTGTACTCCGGGTTGGCAGCAACGCCGCCGTAGAACTCAGCAACTTCTAGTTCGGGATGCTCGGCAGCGAACCGCTCCCGCAGCAGGCCCTCGATCGCGCTGCCCCAGTACATCGCCTCGTTCTGCTCGACCTCGGATGCCGCCCCGATCTTGTCGAGGTAGACATCCATCGGCGACTTCCACCTCGAGAGCCCGCAGATCGCGGCCACGTCGCTCCCGCCGATGCCCTTACGCCTAGCCTCTAGCCATTCGTTCCGCTCCATCCCTCTCCTTCCTTAGTGCCTCGATGAGATTGTCGAACGTGGTAGTGAGGTCTATGGGGCAGCAGTACCACGTTGACTTGTACCCTCGGTTCTCACGACTATCCCTCGCAGTCCTGGTCGTCCAGAACTCTTGAGTCCTCGGACTGATGACCAGCCGTGCGCCGGTGATCTGCGAGGTGTTCACCACGGCGAATGGAATCTGATCCTTCGCGTTCCAACTCTTGATCGTGTTGACGTAGATACCCCACGGGTACGGCCAATCGTCCTTGCTGGTGAACGGGACCCGTATCGCCTTCGACTCGATGTAGAGCGTCCTGTCGGGGAAGTAGACATGGACATCCTGTTCACCCGTGTACTGACTCGGACCGTCGATCTTCTCCCTGACCGGCCTGTGGTAGCAGTAGGCATCGAAGCCGGCATCACGCAGGTCCTTCGCCAGCCTCTCCTCATACTCGCCCCCGATCGCCAGTTCGCGCTTGAACCCTTCGTGCATGGCATCCCAGTCGGGTTCGTCGTTGAGCATACTCAACTGCTCTGACATCACTCGGTCACATCCTTGCCCGTCTCCTGCTGCTCGATCTCGTCGAGGACGGCGTAGAGAGTCTCGAGAGCCTCCCAGAAGGAAGCCCCCTCACCCTCGGCATCTCGGTCCCTGACTGCCCGCGCCGCCTCGAGGAGCCTAGTCGCAAGTGTCTTCATCAGAACTCTTGCCCCGTGTAGATGAACGCCCCGTCGCGGGTCTTCGAGGTGACGACCCTGTTGAGCACGATGTCGCGGACCGCGTCGAAGCACTTGGGACACAGGTCGGCGAGGCCGTATTGACCCTCATCAGCCGCCGGCATCACGCCGACCTCCTCGTTCGCGTTCTGCAAGTAGAGGCGCAGGGTCCCTCGCTCTCCCGGGAAGATAGCCGCCCCGCACCTATCGCACACGAATCCCTCCATGCCGTACTCCTCTCACTGAGACTTCTGGATTTCGTTCATCGCGATCAGGAACACGACAAGGACGACTATCGCCACGCTGCCGCAGCAAGCCGTCGCCAACTCAGCCATTCCTGACCTCCTTCTTGGTACGGATGAACCAGCGGACGGCGTCCATGACGAACTCCGTCCGGGTCTGCTTCCGTTCCTTGATGATGGGCTCGACCACTTCCTCCCACCAGGGGACCAACTCCGCCTTCACGCTCACGTTGAACACCCGCTGGCGTGAGGTCGGAAGACGTTTCCTGCTCACTCACTCACCTCCCCTGCTCACCGAGGAGCCTGGCGACGTGCGTCGTGAGCGCGTCGTCGTACTCGCCGATCGCCTGACGCAGCCGGGCGGAGATCGCCGCGGCCTTGCTCGGGTCGGTATCGGTATCGACCGTGAGCCTGGCGCGATCCCCGAGGATGAGGATGGGCTGCGCGTCGTCGTAGGTGAACACCTGGATGGTGTCCTCCTCGCCCAGTCGGATGCCGATGGATGTGTACCCCGCCATGTCCGCTCCTTTCCTGCCCCCGCCCCCGCGCCTTCAACGAAGGCGGGGGCAATCCCTCATGCTCCAATACGTCCTGCATCCATGACTATACACATAGATACGACAAAGGCAAGAGCCGCACCCGGAGCGGTGGGTGCGGCTCTAGTCCTGGCTGGCCCCTCTCACTAACGCCAGGACGCGACGAGGGGGGTCGCGTCAGATATTCTACCCCGTGCTGCCCAGATTCATCAAGGCAGCGATGCCCGCAGCGATCCCGGAGATGATGCCGCCGTAGAGCAGCGTATCCCAATCGAACGCATGAGTCTCGCTCATGTTCGTCAGAACGGCGATGAGTGTGGCACCGAACACGCCCGCGAACGACTGCGCGAAAGTACGCAGGGCGCGGAACGCCCACTCGGGCATCCAGTCTGCTTTCACGAAGAACATCACGCCTCCTATGCCTGGGTCGGCGGCCACGACTGCCAGGAGCCGGGTGCGGCTGCCGGGAGTGACACCGCCGTCTTGTAGAACCGGATCGCGTTGCCCCGCGATGCCGCTGATGCCTTCGCGGATGCGATCTCGCTCTCGCGCATGTGCTCACACGCCTGCCAGACGGGATCAGCGACGACGGGCGGGCGATATGCCTTGCCGTAGAACTTACACATCCCCTTGACGGTGGCCTCGGCGTACTCATCCAGCGATCGGCGAATCTCCTCGGCGGTCGCTGGACCATCGTGGAACTGATATTCGATGATGACCGCGATCGCCTCTGTGTATTTCAACTCGCCATAATACTGAGATGCCTTCACGCCGCGGTCAGGTGTGTCGGAGGCCGGGGCGATGAACTCGTACAGGCAGGTCGCCAGCCGCTTGCCCTCGGCGCTCCCCGTCCAGTAGTAGATTTCGGTGCCCGTGCCGCCGCCGGCGTTCGTATGCTGCGCGATGTGATGGGTCACATTGAGGGCGTTGGAGCGGTAACACTGACCCATGATCGACCCCGTGTTGAGGATCGTGTCAGGGATGCCCGTGCCCTGCCGCAGCCATGCGGCGTGAGTCTTGGCCGCCAACTGCTCCATCCAGTAGTGCTCGGAGTCCTCGAACACCCCCGGCGGCAGCCCTCCCGCATAACTGTTCCCCGATTGCTGGCTCGGGCTCCATCCTGCTAGTGCCATGTCCTCCCCCTTCTCTACGGTGCCGTGTGTCCCTGCAAGAACCAGAACAGGAAACCCAGGATCGCCACGCCTACCGTGCCGCCGAAAGCCCATAGGAGTTTGACGAAGTTCTGCTCGCACTCCTTGATCCGGTCGGTAATGCCGCGCATGTCGTTCTCCCACTCGGCATCTTGTCGGCGCACGACGGCGAGGAGTTCCTCGTGTCGGCGCTCGTATTCGTCCCGGCGCAGGAACGTCTCGGGCAACCTGTCGAGTTTCGTCTCGATCCGAGCCAGTTGTGTGAGTATCAGGTCGTAGGCGCTCGGTTCTGGCACGGGACCTCCTATTGGTTGAGCGACCGCTTGATGACCGTGATGTCGCGCATGAAGTCGGACAGCCGCTTCTTCGGCACCCCCAGTGTAAGGCTGTCGCGGCTCGGGTCGCTATACGAGCGCCGAATCTCCACGACGCGGGCCTCCGCCTGGTAGGGCGGGTAGCATCTACTGTCGCGCACGACGACGGTGTCGCCCACGCCGATCGGCTGATGTGATGGCACCCCGTCGCCCTGCTTCTGCTCAGGGTAGAGTTCGAGCGCGATGAGTTCCACGTCGTAGGTGTACTGCGGTGTCGTCCGCTCTTGGAGCCAGTTCCAGGTCTTCGTGAGCAAGCGCCCGCCGACCGTCTCCTCGCTGTCGCGATAGACACCGTAGCGGTGGTAGAGTGTGCCGCCCGATCCCCGGATGCCGTAGGTCTGGACAGCCGTCGGGTCCTCGACCCATGTCTCGCCCACCGGCTTGTCGGCGGGGTCACCACCGGCGATCGTCCACTCCGTCGCGCTGAACGTCGTCAGGGCACCGCCGACTGTTGCTCCCAGGCCATAGGCCGCCGTGTAGACCTCGCCGCCCTGACCGCTACGCCTCATGCTTGCCGTGTCCCTCGCGTAGGAGAGCATCCTCCCGCTGTATGTCCCGCGCTGCTGGACGAGGTCGATGTATCTGGCGCTCACCTGGCCGCCGGCGACATCGGCACGGGTGCGTATCTCGAGATTGAACTCCTCCGCGATCCAGATGACGCCTTCCCATACGCTCTCGTAATCCGTCCACTCCTTCGTGCGGTACTCAGTGGTCGGGGACTCCACTACTCCCGCTTGCCAGCGTGTGCCCGCCAGGATGCTCGTGAGAATCTCCGAAGCCGTGTCGTCCGTGTTGGTGACTGGCTCGATGATGCAGCATAGGAGTTCATCCTGCGCGGAGTCCTCGCACATGACCCGCTTCGTCGTTCCCTCGATGGCGGTGTCTATATCGACATCCTTGATGATGAACGCCCGCGTCACGCCGGACGCATCGCGGATGAACACCTCGGCCTTCTCGACGACGTACTGGGAGTCCTGGTGATCCGCAGGCATCGAGAACTCGTAAGTGTTGTAGAACTCCGCCCCGATCCCGGCGCGTTCCGCGTGGACATCGTCGAAGAACGGAGCCGAAAGGAGCGGGGTGACCCGAGGGGATTGCCAGTAGCCTGCCTGTACGAAGTCGGTCTGGTACATGTACGTCCTCTACGACTCGATGGCCCCAAAGCCCTTCCATGTACCGGGGGTGCCTGCGCTCACACAGACCCATCCTGCGTAGGTGCCTGGGCCTGCCGACGGTTCCGTGTTCCACACCCTCGCTCCGCGTATCCACGTCCCGGTCGAGGGCGCTGCCGTGTCGTAAGTCTCATGCGCGATGGTCACCGCATCCACGCCGGTATACTTGAGGACCGAACGACCACCGACGTTGTCGTAGATGTGGGCACAGAGCACACCGTCGCTGCCGTAGACGGTGTTCTGGGTCGCGATGAGATTGCTGCCGTTGAAGGTGAGGGATGGAATATGGTCGGCTAGTGAGGCATCGACCGTCGGCGTCTCGTAGGTGCCGTTCACGCTCCAGTAGCCGCCGATGAACGTGTTGGGGCCGACCCATGTCGCCGCCGTGTCGTAGGCGAAGTAGATGCCCTTGCTCCCGCTGAGGCCGGCCAACTCGCAGTAGGTCCCGACGAATGTATTGCCGATGGCGTAGTAGTGGCTGTCGAACTGGATACCGATGGCCGTGGCTGGGTAGCCGGTGGTGACCAAAGGGTTCTCGATGCGCGTACCATGGAACGTGTTGGTGCCGCCACGGACTCTGATGCCAATCTGGTGCGCCTTCAACTCACAGGAGAGGAACGTATTGACGTTCGCGCCATCGTTCGTGGCATCTCCGCCCAGGTATATTCCTGTGACGCCGCCGAACGAGCGGAAGTTGTCGATGTGGTTGTAGTAGGTCTGGTAGGTGGAGTAGCCGAGGTTCAGGTGCGTCTGCCACTGATGGGTATGGACATCGCGGATGGTGCTGTAACTGATGCCTGTGAGGTCGATGGCCGTGTAGTCCGCATAGTCCATCCCGTTCTCACCTGGATGGTCATGGATCGCTGATGCCGACGGGTAGATGTACAGCCCCTCGATGAGGCAGTTCTCGATAGCAGCGGCCTGGGCGTCGTCGGCTTTGATGGCCCCCGTCGCGCACTTGAGGTTCGAGAGTCCGCGCCCCTCGCCCCGAAGCCCTTGACCGGATGCCCTGAGTTCGACCGGCGTGGCGAGGTAGTACGTCCCCGCAGGTACGAACGCGATCCCCGCCGCGACGATGGCGGCCTGGAACGCAGCCGAGTCATCCGTCGTCCCGTCGCCGACAGCGCCGTGGTAGAGGACGCTCGTCGTGTCGTCGTGGTCGGCGTTCCAGTTCGACGGGCGCACGAGTGTCGCATCCGTGCCGTCGGGATAGGTGGTCTGGAACGCATGTTTGATGCTCATGTCGTCATCCCTTCACCGTGCATTTCTCAAGACGACCGCGCCGCCCGCAGCCTGGACGAAGATGTGCGGTGAACGTCGGGCGATCTGCGCCATCACACCGCTGATGGAGAACACCAGAGCATCTCCCCGGACCGCTCCGGTCCCGTAGTCGAGGATGATCCTCCCTACGGCGTCCGCATCGTTCCCGTGAGAGAACCCAGTCGTGAACGCCGTCGTGGTTGACTCGAAACTGAAATAGAGTTGCCACACCTCTCCGACGTAGCCGAGCGTGGGCGTCGTCGTGTCCAGGGTGTGCGTCCCGACCGTGTGGACGGCAGGCGTGTCCCACGCACATCGGATGTTGTCGTCGGGGTCCTTGAGGTAGACCTGGGTGTCGTGCATCGTGACGGCGGGCGCGGTCGTGATGGTGTACTCGACCGAGGTGATGTGGCAATCGTAGGGCAGGGTGAACTCCTGCCCGAAGTCCAGGTGCAGGTTAGACGACGACAGCAGCAGTTCGCCGTCGTTGTCGGTCTGGGATACGATGACGGCCATCAGAGCCAGCGTTCCTTGTGGACGCAGTACCCGGTGACGTTGACGCCCGTGTCGGCGTAGACGCTGAGGAGGTTGTCGCCCGGCTGGAGCGCCCAGAACTGGCTGTTGACATCAAGCAGGGCGTTCATCGGGATGCGCTGTCCGTTGTAGCCACTGACGTTGCTGTATGGCCCGTTGTTGAGCGTCACGGCTCCTGCGGCCATATCAACCTGTATCTGGTCGCCGGTGTCGAAACAGTAGATGAGATCCTGCGATGGCATCGACTCGAGCGTGACACCGTAGAACAGCACATAGTCAACCGTGCCATAGGTATACAGGTCCATCGTCGAGATGACCACCTTGTCGAGGTTGGCCCCGAAGGTCCCATCGGTATCGACATAGGTGAAGGTGATGGTGTCGTTCGTCGGGCGGGCAGCAGACCAGACGTGGAACTCCCACACATCGTTGATCCTGGTTATCTGCATGTGTGTGTCGTCCATCTCCAAGTCCCAGTGACCGTAGTCATAGTTCTTGCCCTGGAACCCAGCGGTCCAGGTCGCGTTCACCATCTGTTCACCCATCCATGCGCCGAACTGCGGGTAGGGGTAGCCGACACCTGTGCTGATGACCATAGCAAAGAGGCAGGCGAGGTCGTTGTCCATCGCGTCTCGGAGCGTGACGGCGAGCAAGCCGTCGCCCGATCGCGTGAATGTCTTGTTGGCGACGTGGGCATCGACCCGGAAGTTCTCGATGGGGGTCGTGGCCGAACGGTAGACGCTTGGGCCGTGCCAGGCGTCCCCCTCGCCGGGGTCGCCATCACCGACCTGATGCGAGAAGTAGACGCCGTCCGTGCCCATCTCCATAGGGTTCGTCGGGTCGGTATCCAGGGTCGAATAGAACTTCGGGTTCGCGGTGTTCATCGTGGTCGGCGTCCAGTCCATCTCCGAGCAGTCATCGAACCAGTCGAGCGTCCATGCTTCCACGGGTGTCCCGATGGTTGCGCTCAGGTCGAGTGGGATGCCGACCTGGAGGCCCTGCTGCGTGGACACGTTCTCGAAGATAAGCGACGTCGAAGGGGCGTCGATGTCAACCGTGAAGGTCGGGTAGCACTCGAAACCGCCGTTGTTCGTGACCGTCGTCTCGCCCTCCGTCACGGCGGTCGATACGGCTGTGTCCTCATACGCGAACGGGTCGGGGCAGAGGAAGCGCAGCGTACCGTTGCGGTGCGCCCCGATCGCGGTGAGATCGCTGTCGCTCGAGAGCATGGCGTAGTAGATGAGGGCGGGTTCGTCATCGAAGACCAGCGGGACGGGGCTGGTGGTGTAGAGCCAGGTCGCCAGGGCATGTGTGTCGGTCCGGGCGTCGGCCAGCGATGTGCCGTCATAGTGGACATCGACCTCGATGGCCCGCTCGGAGATGCGGCTGCCATAGGTATACGCCCCGTGCATCGTCGCAACCGCTTGTAGGTGTACGTCTATCCCCGGAGCGAGCGCACGGCGGATGTCCGTGACGGTCAGGCCCATGCTGTCCGATGTGATGCTGTTGAAGGTGAACACCTATACCACCACTCCTGCCGCACGAAGTTCCCTGTTGATGAGGTTCGTCAGGTCAGCCGTGAACTGCTCAAGGTTCTTGTAGCCGTGGATGGTGACGCCACCGAAGTTGATGGTGATGTTCCTGCCGGTGGCCTTCGCCGCACCACGGGCCGTGGAAATCACACCTGCCCGCCACTCGGCGATCTCCGGTGCCATCGTGATCGAGGCTATCTGGTTGGCGATCGCCTGGCGCTGGTTGATGAGGGCGGCCCATTGTGCGGTGTTGCCGCGGGCGAGTTTGATGACCTCGTCCATCGAGGCCGTCCCGCTCGCCACGACCTCGGCGAAGACGTTTGCCGGCAGGACGGCCTGGAGTTTCTTGAGCGCATCGCGGTACTTCTCGAGTTTGCGTATCTGCGACCGGGCCGCACTCGCGAACCCTCCGACGCGCCGCTTCTCGGGCTTCTCCCAGAGGCCGGCGAAGTTCGCTATCTCCCGGGAGGCATCCTTGAACCGCTCGATCATGTCCTTCGTCTTGTCGATGACCTCGGTGAGCGCCTTCCTGAGCGCGTCAACGGCGTTCTTCATGCTCTTGGCCGCGCTCGTCCCTCCGCCACCTCCCGCCACCGCAGCAGGCTTGAACGCTGGAGGCGGTGTCATCTTCCAGTTGATCTTGGTCGCGTCTTGGAGAGCCGCGATCATCTCCTTCGTATCCGCGATCCTGCCCTCGAACAGTTTGCCGAGGGTAGCCACGCGGAGCGATCCGGACATGCTCGCTGCCGCATATTGAGCGGACTGCCCGAGTGCGGAGTACGCCCCGATCGCAGCGCCCAGTTGCCCTATCAGTTTGGCGTAGGCCGATGACGCGGCTGCCGCGCCCTGTACCGCGATGCCTGCCGCCCATGCCGCAGCCTCGCCGCTGTACTTCTGCGCGAGTTGCGTCTCGATGACCCGCACCTTGTAGGTGTCCCACGCTGTCGTCGCGGCTTCCTGGGCGAGTGTCAGTTGGGCAAGCGCCAGTTGCGCGTTGCCGGACTGCTTGCCGTAGTCGGCGACGGCCTTGTTGTACGTCTCCTGGGCCTTCGCGACGGCCTCGAGCGCGGAGAGCGCGTCCACCTCGACCTGCGCCATGCTCGCCGCTGAGTTGGCGTATGCGTTGAGCGCGTCGGCCTGCGCCTTGAGTTCGGCGGTCCACTCCTCGGTGTCCTTGCGCCCCTTGTTGATGAGCCTCGAGTATCGTTCGAGGACATCATTCGTGTCCGTGTCGAACAGGCCCGAGTCGAGCATGGCGTGGAGCGGGTTCGCCTCGCCGCCTATCGAGGCCAGTATCTTGAGGCTGCCGATCATCCCCTCGAGGAACGGCGTGACGATCGACAGCGCGAGCAGGAACGCCTGGACACTCGCGGCCCCACCTCTGAACGCGAGCCGCAACATCTGACCTGTGGCCCCTGCTTTGTCGGTGAGTTGCGCGAACATGTCACGGATGATCGGGAGGGTCGCCGAGAACATAATCATGAGGTCCTTGAGGAACGGCAGCAGCGTCGTCCCCAGTTCCCGGGCGAACAGCGTGAGTTGGTCCTTGAAGTTCGCCCACTGGCCCGCGAGCGTCTTCATCTGCTCACCCATGAGCCCGCCGAAGTCACGCCCGATGCCCTGGCGGATCGCGGCGATGGCAAAGTCCGCGGGTATCAGGCCCTTCTCAGTCATGTCACGGACAGCCGCGGTCGTCGTCCCGATCGCGTCCGCGACGTACTGCCAGGCCGGGATGAACGCCTCGGTGAGTTGCAGCATGTCGCGGGAGTTCATCCTGCCGGCGGAGCGCATCTGGCCGAGAGCCAGGGTGATGCGGTTGATGCCCTCTGCTCCGGTGCCGGTGGCGGCGGCGGCGTCACCCACGTCGCGCAGGATCGGGATGACCTCCTCGGCGCTGAACCCGTAGGCCCGCAGGCGGAGCGCCTGCTGCTCAACATCCACCAACTCGAACGGGGTCATCGCCGCGAACCGGGCGAGGCTCTCGAGCATCTGCTTGGCTTTGGCCGCACCGCCGTACAGATGCGTGAAGGCGACGGTCACCATCTCGAGGCGCACCGCCTGTGCGACAACCTCCTTGATGGCTGCTGCGATCCCCTGGATGACGGCCTTCACGGTCATGATGGCCGCGAAGACGAGCACGGACTTGGCGATCGTAGTCAGGAGGTGCGCGAAGGACAGTCCGCCCTCCTTCGCCCCCTCACTCGCTTTGCTGAGAGCGCCGGATGCGGCGTTGGCCTCTTTCGCGAGGCGGTTGTATTCCTTCGAGAGATCGGCGAGCGTTGCCTTGAGTTGGAGCATGTGGCGGTGGGCGTTCGCGGCTGCCTGGGGGTCTATCGTCACCAGTTTGCCGAGGCCGCCGCCCGCTCGTATGGCGGATTGGAGGCCGCTCATCGCGGTCTTCACGGTGAGGATCTGGTTGGCGATAGCGCCCATCGTCGTGCCTGGGCGCATGGCGCTCTGGAGCGCGGCCCCGGCGGTCGTGCTGGCCGCCTGGAGTTGGGAGAGCGCGTTGGTCTGGGTCTGGATCGCCCGGGTCGTGCCCGAGGTGGCGACCGCGGTCTGGGTCTGCGCGACCGCGACCTTCGGCGTAGCGACACGCTTGTCGATGGCCGCGAGTTCAGCCTTGACCCGCGCCATCGCAGCGTCGAAGGCATCGGTCTTGAGTCCGAGTCTTGCCTCTACCTCGGCAGCGAGCATACCCTCACTTCTCCCATCCCAACTCCCGCATCCGCTCGTGGAACGCCTCTGGCGAGGCTTCCTTGCGCGGTTCGTCCGAGAGAAGGTCGGCCAGTTCGGGCAGCCCTTCGGTTCCCATCGTGAAGGCCGCCGTGTAGTACGCCGTCATCAAGGCGAGTTGCCGTGTCCGCCAACCATACCCAGAGAACACCTCGGCGAGTTCTATCGGATCGAGGTCCCAGAACTCGGAGGGCGACAGCCCTACTCGGCAGGCGTCTCGCCAGAGTCCGTCGTAGAAACTGTCGCTTGGGTAGGGTTGCCGAACCACCCGCAGGCCATGATTGCCTCGGATACCGCAGCGATGACCGGCGTGATGTCGCCGCCCTTCTCAAGGAACGAGTCGAGCATGTTCTCCACGTCGTCGGCGGACACCTCGGGGTGGTTGTAGACCATGCCTGCATGGAGCAGGGCCACGACCACGTCCACCCCGAAGTTGTCAGCCAGTTCGTTGATAGGCCGTCCGAGTTCTCGCTCGAACACCCGTAGCGCCTTCGTGCCGAACGCCAGCGTGTAGGTCTTGCCGATCTTCACCTTCACTTCACGCATGATGCCCCCTTCTCACGCCTAGAGAGTGCCGGTGAACGCGGTGATTGAACCGTTGACGCGCAGGCCGAAGTTGCAGGTGACCGCGCCGTTGACCGATGCGCTCACCTCGCGGCTCGTGATGACGCCGTCGCCCTCGAAGCCGTGGGTCCCGTCCGTGAACAACTGGAGGTGGACCTCCGTGCCGGCGTCGAACGCATCGTGGAGATCGCCCTGATAGGTGTCGGCCTGATCGTAGAACCCGCTGAATCGCAGGCTCCCGTTCTTGAACCCGGCCATCCAGACCTTGTCCGTGTCGCCGAACTGGGTGATGTCCACCTCGTCGGCGTCCGATGTCAGGGTCCACTCGTTCATCGCAGCGACGAGGTTCGCCGTTGGAGTCCCGAGTTTCACCCCACCGCCCTTGCCATGAACGATAGCCAACCTGACCCTCTCCTTCCGTTTCTACGAGATCGAGTGTGCCTCGACCTCTGCTACCGCCTCGAAGCGGCCTCCATCATCCCGGCCAAGAGATATGACCGGACTGACTGCAAGATAACCCATCGCGAGTAGTGCTTGGTAGCCCTGGTCGCACAAGGCGCGGGCAGCCGTCTGTGTGCTCGAGCGGGCCCGTATCGCGATGCCGTAGTGGGTGATGAGCGGAGCGTCCTCGCCGAAGCCGTGTTCCGGCCTCGTGAAGGCGAAATCGTCGAGCACCAGTATCTCGTCCAGCGACCCGTCCTCGGCGTCGGGAACGAAGCCGTGGTAGACGGTGATCCCGAGGGATGTCGAGAGCGATGCGGCGTCGTCCGCGACCGTCGTCATGGGGTACTCCTCAGTCTCGACCGCATCGTGGCCTGGATCGCTGTCCTGGCAGCCGGCGTGAGCCCTGTCTTCCTGCTCCCGATGTAGGTGGTGAAGATGCGCCCGACGTAGTTCTTGCCTGTTCCGGGCGTCGTGTACTTGCGGAAGTGGATGACCTTCCCGCCGCGGTGCATGTAGCCCTTCTCCTGCACCTCGGCATAGCCCGCCATCTGGCCGCCGTAGACGATGCGGACGCCCTGGCCCTTCCTGAACCGCTCGGTCCTGCCGCTACGTCGCAGCGGACCGCGCTTCATCGGCGTGACGAGTTCCATGTTGGCGATCCGGACATGCTCCATGAGTTCCTCAGCGCCCTGGAGAGCGCCCTCCACGGCCACGTTCTTGACGGCTGTCCCGTACCACCTCATAGCCACACCTCGTAGTGGTCGAGCGCATCCATGCCCCATCGCTTGAGGACGCGGATGATGGGCCAGTCCCGCCCGTCGTAGTCGATGCGGTCGCTGACGCTGACCTCGTCGAGGGTGAACATCGTGGCCTGGCTCGCCACCATCTCGCCCCTCTCGTTCGTGTACTGACGGACCCGCGGCTCGAACCGGCACTTGATCGTCGTGTCGGTGTAGGTCCTCGAGCCGTCCGCCGCAGGAGCGCCGGCGACCTTGAGTGTCGCGGTCTGGTTCAGGTAATCGCCTATCACGAGACAGCCACCGCCCCCAGGATGTAAGGACGCAGGAGCGCCATCGCGTCGATCGAGCGGAGTTGGTTCGTCTTGCTGAACGCCGTCGATGCGCCTCCCCCGCCGTATGTCTCGGAGAAGTCGCCGATCTTCACGCTTGTCACCCCTTGTGCCTGGAGCGTCTCGCGGTCGGTCGTGGAACTCGCGGCATCTGCGGCGAGGATCGCGAGCGCCTCCTCGCATTGGGCATCCTTGACGGACTGCGGCACGACTCCATCGCCGAACCAGCCGATCATCTTGTACATCGAGGAGTACCGCTCGTGCTCCTCGGAGTACATCTGCTCGCCCTGGCCCCAGATGTAGCGCGGGAACTGCATGGTCTGGTTCTCGTCGTCGTACTTCACGCCGCGGAGCGGGAGCGCGTCGATCCGCCGGGCCGCCATCAAGAGCGCGGACTCCTGGTAGGTGGGAGCCGCATCGTCCCAGGCGCTCGTCCCGAGGCGAGCCTGCATGTAGTCCACGGCCTCGTTGTAGGTGACGTAGGTATTCGTCGCGACCGTGAGGGTGGTGGCCCCGATGTCCGCGACGATGTCGATGGTGAACGGCTTGCGGCGGTACTGGACATCGCCGTCGATGAGGAGTTCCACGATGAACGCGCCCGACCACTCCTCCCCGATCGAGGCGACCGGGATGTCGGAGTGCTCCACCGTGCAGCGCCACACATCGTCGGCTCCCTCGGTGAGCACCGTGGTCGGCACCGCGACGTTGTTCTCGTCGTAGAGTTCGACCGTGATCGTGGTCACGTCATCGGGCTCGGTCGGGGTGTAGTTCAGTTCCCCGGTGCTGCCGGCGACGAGGCTTAGTTTCTGCATGACGCTGCTCCGTCCTCGTAGTCCTCAGAGCGTGGATGCCCGTGCTCCGATGGTACGGCAGCCGCGCTATGCCCTGGTAGTGGCTTGTGGTACTTCTGCCGCTTCCGCACCTTCGGCGTGTCCGTGAGCGTGATCCCGTCGCCCGTGATGACGATGAGCGTCGGCCAGAACGCCTCGGCAGAATCCGTGATGGTCACAGTGTCGGTGACCTGCACGGGAAGCGTCGGCAACAGGACCTCGGCGGTGTCCGTCATCGTCACGGTGTCGTACTCCGTGACCGTCATCACGTCCACGCCAATCACCGGCAGGTCGCTCACATAGAGCGTCTCGCCGACTGTCACGAGCAGGAGGTCGAACAGTTCTGCGGGGATATCAGTGATGGTTACCGTGTCTGTGGCGATGACCTCGAGGTCCTTCGCGGCGCTCGCCGAATCCGTGAGGGTCACGGTGTCGGAGGCCGTCGCCTGACGGTCGGTGGACACGGTCGCGGTATCGGTCAGTGTCACCGTGTCAGAGCCGATCACATCGCCCACATCGCCCTGGCGGAGCACGTCAGGGTCGTCCGTGAGTGTCACCGTGTCAGATGCGATGACCATGCGCTCGGAGATCGCCAGCGGCGTGTCCGTGAGGGTGATCGTGTCGGAGGCCAGGACGGTCGGACCAGCCTTCACCGTCGCGGTGTCGGTGAGGGTCACCGTATCGGATGCCGTGACCGCCGCATCAGGCTTCACCGTCGCCGTGTCGGTCAATGTGACGGTGTCGCTGCCGATCGCCTCCTGCGGGCCGACCTCGCCCTCGAGTACCACGTCCGGGTCCTCGGTGAGCGTGATTGTGTCTCCCGCGACGACCAGGCGCTCCGCGACTGCGCTGGCGCTGTCAGTCAGCGTCACGGTGTCGGAGGCGACGACGACGTGCTGGCGCTGAACGGTCGGAGTATCAGTCAGGGTGATCGTGTCGGACGCAGATGTTCCGTGATCCCGTTGCGCGGTGGAGGTGTCCGTGAGCGTCACGGTGTCCGATCCGACGACCGGCCCTATCTCGCCCTCGACGGTGACTGTTGGCGGCTCTGCCGGCGTCAAGGTCACCGTGTCGGCGACAGTCGCGAGCAGGAAGTCGAGTTGCATGATGGCCGTATCCGTCAGCGTGACCGTGTCGGCACCTGTCGCGCCATACGGCCCCTCGCCCAGTTCGACGAACACCTCATCATCGAGGAACACGGTGTCATCAACCGGGCCGAGTTGCTCCTCGATGGTGAGCGTGTCGGTGATGACGATGATGAGGTCCGCCCGGACGGTCGGCGTGTCGGTGAGTGTCACTGTGTCGATTGCGACCGGCGAGTATTCTGCGGCAGCCTCGCGGCTTACGGTCACAGAGTCGGACAGCCAGATCGTCTCGCTGTACTGCCCGAGCGCATCGGTCAACGTCACCGTATCCGTGATGCTCAGCGTGTAGCCCATGTCAGGCATATCAGTGAGCGTCACTGTGTCGGACTCCGTCACCATCAGGTCTGCGGCAACGGCAGGCGTATCAGTGAGTGTCACTATGTCGCTGGCCTCGACCGCATGGTCGCGATCCACACTCATGGTGTCGGTGAGGGTCACCGTGTCCGAGGCGGTCGTGGTCTGCGGTGGCTCCTCGCCCTCAAGCGCGACGGTGGCGGAGTCTGAGAGCCACACAGTCTCGGAGTATTGGGCGAGGCCGTCAGCGAGCGTGATGGTGTCGTCTTTCGTGACCGTCAGAGTGCCGGTGGTGACCACCTGCGGGGTAGGCACATCCTCGGTGAGCGTGACCGTGTCGCTTGAGGTGATTGCCGCATCAGGTGTGACCGTTGCCGTGTCTGTCAGGGTGACGGTGTCCGCTGCCGATGCCGCCTGCTCGGTGGATGCGGCAGGGTCCTCCGTCAGGGTCACAGTATCGCTTGTGGTGACCTCGGCATCGGCCTGAGCGGTCGGGGTGTCGGTGAGGGTGACGGTGTCCGTCGCCTCCGCGACCCACTCGGGCTTGGCGTCTGCGGTATCGGCGATCTCTACCGTGTCGCTGGCGGTGACCTCGTGGTCGCGATCGACGGTTGGCGTGTCGGTGAGTGTGACCGTGTCGGTGTCGGGAGTGACCTCGCGGGCAGGTTCCTCGCCCGCTTCGACGCTGACGCTCACGGAATCCGACAGCCACACCGTCTCGGAATACTGCGCGAGGGAGTCGGTGAGCGTGATGGTGTCGGAGATGCCAGTGACCTCGCGGGCCGGGAGTTCGGCGCTGATGCGCTCGACGGTCGGCGGCTCGGTCGGCGTGACCTGCACCGTATCCGAGGCCGTGACCCCGTGGTCGCGCCGGACGGTGGCCGATTCCCCCGTCGTGACGTTCACGGTGTCGGATGCCGTGATGCCGTGGTCGCGCCTCACCGTGGGAGTGTCGGTGAGTTGGACCGTATCCGTGCCTGGGGTGACTTGGCGGGCAGCAGGAGCGCCCTGCGCGATGATGAAACACCGCGAGATGCAGTACCAGGTGTCGCCCGAGCCGACGGCCACTTCCACATTGACCGCGCTCGCTACACTGCCGGTGAGCGGTGCGGTCGCCATACCGATGCCGCCACCTGTACCCGTACTCACCACATTATCCATGCGCTCAGTGAGCGACAGGCCGATAGAAACCCACGAAGAGAAGTTGGCCGTCGAGTTGGCATCCTTGTCGGTGGCGAGGAAGGCGACGAGCATGTCGCCGCTGGATGCGGTGAGTGTGCTCGCGTCCGCCAGCGTGAAGTTGCCGTTCGCGTCATCGACGGTATTACTGAGAGTCGTGTCGTCGGGGAAACTCTCGGTACTCGCGTTGTAGAACCCGATGATGCGGGCGACCTGATGGTTGCCAGCGTCGGCGATGCTGACCGTACCTTCGGATGCGGTAGCGGTGCGCCTGAATATGGCGTAGTCGCTCGCCCCGTAGGTGCCGGTGTAGACCGATGTCCAGGTATCGGAAACGCCACCCGATGTCGGGGTGGCGATGGTGTCTGCGGCTGCGGCCTGGACGACGCATACGAGGAGGTCGCCCGCTTGGTATCCCGAGGGCAGTCCAGGTTCGACGGCGGCGTTGCCGCTTGCGACCGTGCCGACTGCTCTGACTTCAACGGCCACGTCACGGCCCCCTTATCGGAGCGTCACAGTCGAGATGCTCGGCGCGGGGCAGCATGAGATCGTGCAGCGGGAAGCGCACGGTCCGCGCCCTCACGCGCCGGGGGCTGCCGAACGTGTCGGTCAGCCGCACCTCGTCGGTTATGGAGACGGTGAGCGTCATGGCGTCAGTTTCGGGGAGGCGATGTGGTAGGCCGGGTTGGAAGCGGCGATGTTGACGGTGAGGGTGTTGTCCTCTGTGACCCAGACCGTGAAACGCAGGTCGAGTGCCGCACTCGTCCACGAGCCCCCGTATGCGATGACTCCGACGTTCCCGTCGTGTGATGCGGGGGTGTTGACCGCGCCGATGCGGAGGTAGTTGGTTGTCAGGTCGGATGACACGAACGCGGGGTCTATCGCGAGGAAGTAATACTCCCCCTGCGTGAGTGACACGGTGTCGTCGAAGGTGAACTCATAGTAACTGTACGAACCGATGGCGAAGTCGGTCACGGGCCGCGCCGTGGACGTGGCAATGGCCGCCCCGGTCGGGAGGCTGTCGGTGCCGTAGGCGGTCACATGGGCCTCGTCGTATATCTTGAGCGATACCGTTCCGCCAGGGTCGCCGTAACGCCGGATGTCCACTCGGGCTTTGTTGACCGTACCAGTGTAGTCAGACGTGAACGCCTGACCGAGGTCGCTGTAAGCGCCACTCACATCCGCCATCTGATAACCGGAGGTCAGCGTCACATCGCATGAGTCGGTGACTACGATTGCCATGTCCTACCTCACTTCCAGAGGATGATGCCATCGTGCGCGGGGAGTGAGAAGTCACCCGTCACTGGATCGCCGTTGTTGATGCTCGCCGCCTGTGTCCCGTCGATGCGACTGTATCCGCTGCCCAATGACGAATACGGGATGGTACGGGCGGTCGTGAGGTCTGGGTTGATGATGGCGCATCCGTGGTCGAATCTGCGGATGAAACAGTTGGTGCCGATGGATGTCGCGGCGGCAGTCGGCTGTCCGAGCCAGCCCGTCGCCGTCCCATCGCCGGTCGCTACGCCGCTTGACACCGAATACTCGTCGAACCAGGGGTATTCGTGGTTGTTGGAGGAGAAGAACCCGTCTCCGAGGAGTGTCGTACAGAGGCCATAACGCATCAGCTTGTAATCGGTGTCTCCGGTCGAGACCATGAATGTCGTGACGTGCGGCTCGTGCGCGGACGTGCTCCAATCCATGTAGTCCCAATAGGTCATGTCGTTCGGTGTCCACGGCCCGAAGATGAGCGTGTACCATGTCGAGTAGGATGTGCTCGCATCCGGCCACGCCTCGTACAGCCGTCCGCCCGTATCGGAGTGCATGTACCTGCCGTTGCTGGTGATGGGGGCTGTCTCGCCGAGTGCTGCACGCAACTTCTCCATGTAGTCCTCTAGGCCGAGCCGCCATGCGTCGATGAAGGCGTCTTGCTCACCGGCAGTATCAGGACTGTTGTTACGGTTGAGGTCTATCACCCCGTCGTTCGTGGAATAGGTGAGATACCACAGATGGCCGTCGTCCCATACATCGACACCGGCACCCTCGAACCCGCAGTCCTCTATCTCCGTGACCACGCGCCTGACGTTCCACTCGTTGAACGTCTCGGGCCCGACTGACTCATCGACCGTGAGCGACGGACAGCCTGCCGTCATGTCGCACGCCACACACCCAGGCCAGGTGATGTAGGACGGCGCGATGCGGATGCCCGCCACATGGGCCTTCGATGGGTAGAAGTAACCGAGCGTCTGCAACGTCGGGCTACGGGGGTAGAGCGTCAACTGCGTACTGCTGTCAACCGTATTGACTACCGCCAACTCGCAGGTGCGGTTCGTCGGCGTGTCGTCGGTGAACGGGTCTGCCAGCGTGCCGCCGATGACCACGAGCTCACCAGCATCGAAGTAAGTAGTGTCGCCTACGGTGATGACCGTCTGCGTCGAGGTGATGTCGTTGGAGAGCGTCGTCCCTGGCTGACACTGTATCCAGTCACAGGAGATCGACCGTACCTCCTCGTTCAGGATGTGGTCGTAGGCGCTGCTCCGTGACCAGTTCACGGCGTAGGCTGCAGTGTATACCCCGATCATCACATGGGGGTTATAACCTCTCATCGTGGCGACCCACGCTTGGACATCCTCGATGCTCGACCAACTGTATTGTCTGCTGGCGACGATGTAGTCGAAGCGTGCTAGTTCCTCGCTCGTCGAAGTGCCAGGTGCCCAGGTCATCACACGCGGGTAATCGAGAGGCGCGGCCTCGGTCGGCAGGCTCGCGTACCTATGCCCCAGACTCTCTCCGCGTGGCCTCAAGGGTGCGGGCATCTATCCCACCCGCTCGGCCATCTTGAGGCGCTCCGTGACCTCTACCGAGAGGGTTTCCGCCTCGCGTTCGGCAGATGGTCTTGAGGCGGGTACATCGTCCCGTCCGGGCTGATGTGGCGGCACAGGATGTTCGTGTCCACGAGGAACGGGTACTTGCGCTTGGCTATCTTCGGCCATCCGGCTCTCCTCAGAACGTCCTCGTCCCGAACCCGCTTGCACCATGCAAGGTCGGAGGTGCCCGACTCGCCTCGCATGGCACCTGCCTCCTCGTCGAACCACACCCGCGAGGGCTGCTCGAAGACGCGGCGGGTCTTGACGTTGCCGGCCATGTACTCGGGCGACTCGTCCCACATGATTCTGAGCACCTTGCTGTGGCACAGGAAGAACCCGGTGGGGATACCGTCGCACCACACATGGTCGCCTAGCACGAAGTCATCATAGTACGACGTGCCGCTCCCGCGATAGATGAGCGGCTCGGGTGGCATCCCCTTCTGGTAGTACAGCCCCGATACCACCGGCACGGTGCCCTTCCGCATCCACTCGTTCACGGTCTGGAGCGCGTCCGGGGGCGGGCAGGTGTCGTCCTCGATGAGCAGCAGCCACTCGTACTCCTGCTCTACCAGGTCCTTGACGATGATGTTCTGCGCGTCGGCGGTCGAGTAGCCGATGGGCATGTTGCTGGATATGAACGGCACGGACTGCCCGTGTGCCCAGTTGCACGGTATGACCAGGCCGAAGCGGGCAAGCGCCCACTCCATCCGTATCGTCCCGCGCGTGGGGGTGCCGATGAGGAGCCGCGTGGTGGGCGTGGGGCGGAGGTTGCGGTTCGCCGTGAACCCGTACCCCTCCATGATGTTCAAGGGCTCCTGCTGGAATGTGTGCTCGTCGGTCATCGGCATAGCCACTTCTCCCTGTTCTCGACCGTCCAGATGACCGTCTTGGCGAGCGATCTGTCGAATCCGACGGGATAGCGATAACCCGATGCGAGAAGTTTCGACGAGTCGAGCGCATAGCGCAGGTCGTGGCCCGGGCGGGACGAGTGGAAGTCCACGATGTCATACTTGAGCGGCTTGCCGATGATGGCCGCGATCCTGAGCGCCATGTCGAGGTTGTCGATCTCCTCCAAGCCGGCGATGTTCCATTCATCGTAGCCGTGGTAGCCCAGGCGGATGATGTGGAGCAGCGCGTCGGCGAGGTTGCGGGCGTGGAGGTACATCCTGCTCCCCGCGTTGCCCTTGCTGTCGCCGTGGATCGTGAGCGTGGTCCCCTCGAGCGCGGCGGTGATCGCGAGTGGGACGAACTTCTCGGGATGCTGGCGCTCGCCGATGATGTTCATGGTATGTGTCGTCACGACCGGCACCCCGTAGGTGTTCTCATACGCGATGCCCACGGCCTCCTGCGCGGACTTCGACGCCGAGTAGGGATTCGAGGGGCGGTGCCAGTCGAACTCGCTGAACGCCTTGCCAGCCGAGGCCGGCCCATAGACCTCGTCGGTGGAGAAGTTGACGAACATCGTCAGTTCGGGGTGCGTCCTCGCGTATTCGAGCATGAACATCGTGCATCGGACGTTGTTCAGGACGAACGGCACGGGGTCCTCGATCGAGCGGTCAACATGGCTGTCCGCGGCAAGATGGCAGATGTAGTCGATGTGGCCGATCTCCCGGTTCACGATGGGCGGCACGGGGAGGTTCAGGTCGATCGCGTAGAAACTGACCCGATGCTTCTCGCGCTCCCATATCTCGATGTCGGTGAGGCGATCGGAGGACAGCGAGGCATACCCGAGTTTGTCGAAGACGACGACATCCCAGTCGGTGTTCTTGAGGAGGTGTTCGACGAGATGGCTGCCGACGAAGCCGCGGCCCCCGGTGACGATCACCTTCTTGAGCATCGCGCCCCCTAGATGTTGATGGTCAGTACGGCCTCGGCGAGTTTCCAGTCGTGGCCGAGGTCCATGAGCGTCGGTGTCCCCTTCTCGAGGACCGCCAGGCGCGGGTACAGGTGCATCGAGCAGACGGACATCTCGTTCGTCCACTCATGCACGGTCACGTCCAGCAGCGACTTCAAGAACTCGGTGAACGGCTCGGTGTCCCCGAAGAAATCGACGTAACTCGTCTCAAGGTCCTCCACGATGTAGAGGCCGCCCTCGGTGAGGTGCGGGAACAGCACATCGAAACTCGTCCGCAGGTCGCTCCAGCGGTGGCTCCCGTCATCTATCACCAGATCGGGCTGCCCCGTCTGTGAGATGACCCGCTCGAGGAACTCGCTGTCGGCCTGGTCGCCGACGAAATGGCACTCGTCCGGGTTCAGGTTCGGATCGTAGTCGATGCCGTACACCTTCGCCTCGGGAAAGAACGTGCGGAAGGCGCGGATGCCGCCCCCGCCAGCAACTCCGATCTCGAGGATGATCTTCGGGTCGATGCGCGAGAACACCTCGGCGTAGGTCTGGCTGTACTTCACCTTGTCCGTGCGCTGGCGGAAGAACTCGTCATATATCTCCTGTCGGGTGAACTCATGGTTCGTCATAGGAGACATCCTCCCGCCGCTTGACGAGCGAAACCTCGAGGGTGCCCGCCTCGTTCCAGACCAGGTGCTCGATCCGCCACGGCCTCGGGCGGTAGACCTTGTAGGCCGCCCCGCCGGTCCGGTCATCGAGCGGGTCGAAGTAGCACCACGTCACCTCGTTGATGGGGTTGATGAAACACGGGTCCGCGTAGAACGGTCGGGTCCCCGGATACCATGTGACGGCGAGGAAACGCCCGTCCGGGCGCGTGATCCGCCATACCTCGTCCATGAACCGCAGCATCCCGTGGCGCTTCGGGTCTATCTGCTCCAAGAGGTGCGAGGCCATCACCGTCGAGGCGCACTCGTCGGGGAAGGGCCACGGGTGGCTCTCGAGATCGCAGACGATGTCCACTCCCTCGAGAGCCACCGCATCGACACCTATGAACCCATGCTGCTTGTTGGGACCGCAGCCCAGGTCCAGCCTGACGGCACGGTTGGCCTCAAGCACCGCCCCCACTGTGCTCATCGGCTTCCCCTATGCGTAGGCGATGTTGTAGGTGACGTTGACGGCCTGGTTGGTCGCCACCGAAGACGATGCGTAGGTCGCCAGCGCGAACGCGGTGGCACCCGTCGTGTTGGTGGTCGAGAACAGGCCGATCTCATTGATGTTGTAGGTCCCGCCGAACATGTTGCTGCTGAACGCCGCGGTGAACTGCGCCGAGCGGCTGGAACTCGCCGTCGCGCCGGACATGCGGATCGAGCAACTCGACGGCGTGAGGTTCGTGTCGGTCGCGGCGAACGTCTTGGTCGCGTCGTACCCCAGGCCGATTGCCGCGACAGTCGGGCTAGAACCCGCCTGGCCGACAAGCGCCTTGATGAGGTAGTAGTCGAAACCGTTGTTGGTGATGGTGTTGTTCTGCCATCCCGATTCGCCCACGACCTTGTCGTCCTCGACGATCTGGAGGCGGTAGAACCCGCGAAGGGTCATCGCGTCCTCCGTCTTGGGCTTGGTCATCTCATCTCCTTGCTCTCGCCGGGCGGGTGTCTTCTCTGGCGCTAGACTACACCGCCCTGGAACGGGTGTGCTAGGTCTGCCTCATGGCCGCGTACTCGTCCGGGTGAGCGGACTTCATGTGGCCTTGCAGACCCAGGTTGCTCTTGAACGAGTCCTTGCCGCAGAACTCGCATTTGTGTGTCCCGAGGACCGCATCGTAGACCATGAGCGTGTGCTTGATCTCATCGTCCATGTACCGGCGATGCTCGATGGCCTCCTGGTGCAACTTGTCCCAGTCGGCCTCCTTCATCTTGGCGATGAGCGTGTCCATGTCGTTCGCGTACACCCCGGCCTTGCCATCCATGAACTTCTCGACAGCAGGGACGTTGCAGGCGGCGATCGGAAGACCCGCCATGAGGTACTCGAACACCTTGTTGGGCATACACGCATCGCCCTTGTCGGTCTTGATGTCGGTCCCGACGAATCCCCACTTGTAGGTGGTGAGGTGCTTGACCATCGTGTGATACGGCATCATCAGGTGCGCCCCTGGATACGCGCCGAACGCATTGGTCGGCACGAACAGGTCGAACTTGATGTCCGCTTTCGCGAACTTGTCGGCCACGACGGTATGGTCACGGAACCTGTTGGCGTTACTCGCATTGGGATGCGACCCGCCCTGGTAGACGACGCCCCTTCGGGCTCCCGTCTTCGGCATGGGCGGTGTCCACTTACGCATGGGGCATGACATCGTGATCGTCTCTGGTGCCTGCCAGCGGTGCAGTTTCCACGCGAGGTCGCGGTGTTCCTTGCCGACGTGGATGATGGCGTCTGCCCGCTCGAAGGCGAACAGTTCGTCGGGCTGCACCGAGAATGTGCGGTAATACTGCAAGTCGTGGCAGTCGTAGACGATGGGCCGGCCATTCGCCGCGGCATCGGCGTAGAGCATGAGCCGGTCGGGTTCATTGTGGACGTGGATGATCTTCGCGCCCGAGGAGGCGATGAGTTCGGTCATCTCCTGCTCGTGCCTGACTATCTCGAGCCTGTCGAAGCCCTCGAGAATCCCGGGCATGTGGAGCGAGAGCGAATCGACCCGCCAGCCGAGCGAGTGGAGCGCGGCGGCCTGCTTCGCGACACGGGTGCAACAATGCCGCGACACCATCAGGACGTGCTTCTCCTCGCTGGACTCCCAGTCGGGCCCCGCATCCGCGAAGCCGCTGGCTATCCATCGGTCGGCAGCGTTGCTCTCTACCATGACCCAGTCCCCCGCCTGCTGTTTACGGCCATTCACGAGGAGGGGTTTCCTCAGTCTGATGGCCTTCTTGGTCCTTCTCAATGCTCCCCCTTCGGGTGGAGCGGGACGGGATGCCAGTCACCAACAGCCCGTCCCGCCTAGTCCGACACTACGGAGTGGCGATCGTGGTGTCGGGAGTTCCCGGCGTGTTGGTGAAGCCGGTCGTCACGAGCGCGGCGAGCGCGTCCGACTTGGTCGGACGGAAGCCGGCGAACATCGTTGCACGGAGGGCGACCATGTCGAGTTCGGCGAGGGAGAGCGGGTTGCCGCTTCCATCGACGACCGTGGTCAGGGTTGCCTCGGTGAGCAACTTGTAGGTGATGCCTTCCACGATGGAGTAGTGGACGGTTGACCAGTCACCCAGGATCGCGGTGACGTGGTCCTGCCAGGACGCGGCGTCCGTGTAGTACACGAGGTCGGTGCCGTAGACGGTATCGACCATGTCGCGGGTCATGGCAGGCTGGAAGATCGGGGCGTCCTGCTGGTCACGCAGACCACGCAGACGGGGCTTGATGCTCCGCAGCGTGAGCGTGGCCGTGGGCGCGTAGTTGTGCGTCTCGATCTCGCCCATCGTCAGGTTGAGGTCGTCGGCCAGGTCAACGCCTGTACCCTCGACCACGAACTGACCGCTGACGGCGATCTGCTGGAGAACGTCGGTGTTGTACGGGCTCGACGTTCCGAACAAGGCAGCCGAGTCGAACGTGATGGCGAACGCCTCGACGATGTCCTCCTTGATCTCGCCCCACACATCGAGGGGATTCCCGATGAGGTCACGTTCCTTCACGGGAACGATGACGGCGATCTCGTGGGCGAACATGTTGATCTGCGACCAGGCCGCTGCATCGGCGGTCTTGCGCTCCAGGTCGTCCACCCAGTACCCGGACGGGCCTGAGTCGCGGACGTTGTAGGTCTTCTGCAAGGTGCGCTGAGGCACCTGGCGGGCGACCTGCATGATCGCGGAGCGATGACGCACGTCCTTGATGATGCCGGCAGCGACCTCCTCCGGTACGAACTGGGTCGGGTCGGTGACGGCTGACCATGCGGTGATTGCCATGTAGACTAACCTCCTCTTACGGCTTTGATGAGAGCGGCGGCCATCTTCTCATCAGGCGAGCCGCTCATGCTTCCTGCACCTGCGGGGTTGGAGCCTGCACCGAGGGTGTTCGGAGGCTCGGCCTCTGTCGTCCTGATGAACGGCAGTAGCGCCTCCACCTCCGCTCCGATCGCCTCCTCGTCGTTGCCGACGAGTTTGTCGATGAGCGGCTCCGGCAAGCCCTTCTCTCGTCCGATCCTGGCTCTGAGGTTCGCCAGCCGCATCGACTCGGCAGCCGCCTGCGCTTCCGCAGCGGCCTTCTCGAGTTCCTCGATGCGCTTGGCTGCCTTCTCCAGTTCGGACATCTGGGCTTCTTCGAGGTCCTTCGCCTTCTTGAGCGCGGACTGCAAGTCCTCCTCGGACTTGAACCCGTGCTTCTTGAGGAAGGCTGTCCTCGCCTCCACGCGGGCGCTGCCGACCAGTCGGTTGACCTCGTCCTGCGTGAGAGTTGTCCCGCCGGGCTCTGCCTCGACGGTGGTTGTGGCGGACTCGGTGGTAGTTACGTCGTCCTCAGCCATCGGTTCTCCTCCTTGAGCCGTGGGAGTCACGTTCCGCGAGCAAACATACCCCTAGCGGTATTCACCCCGCAACGGGTACGAGGCTGTGGCGGCATCGGGGGTGGAAGACGCCGTACACCCTGATGGCCTCGTCCAGGCTCAGGATCGGTTCTCCGTGGTACTCCTTCGTCGCGCCTGTGACGGAGTACGGACCTCCGAACACCGATGGCGGACAGCCGTCCGGGTAGTCCAGCGGACCCACGATCGCGACGAGGTCGCCGCCTTCTGATACCACCCGGTCTTTGACACCGGCGAGTTCCGCATCCATCGTCGTCGTTCTGGCGGCCATCTCAGCATAGGTCTTGAGTTTCCACCTCCGGCCAGCGGCATCGGTGAATCCGGTTATGCCGTACTCCCGCAAGGTGGCCTCCATCTGGCGGGCGAGTTCGTCTGCCATGAGGCCCTGGCGGTTCGCCTGGAACTGCGCGAGCGCCTCGCGCCGGGCGGTCGCGTTCTCGAAGTTCGCCACGAGGTCATCGACGCGGCGGGCCGCAGTCAGGCTCATCTGATAGAACCGCGTGTCGGATGACTGGTAGAGGTTCTGGAAACTCACATCCCAGAGCGGGGTCACAGAGCCGTAGAGTTGGGGGATCGCCTCTGTGTTCCAGAGGGCGCTCTCGCGGTAGGCGTCCCAGATGAGCGCCTTCGCCTCCTCGCCGGCCATGTAGACGCGCTGCGCGGAGCCGGTCGCTAGTGCGGCGATGAGGAGCGCGAGGATTGCCTCATCGACTTGCTCGTAGAGGTCATCGACGCGACGGGCCTGGGCCTCGCGCTCCTCGTAAGACATAGACTACTCCTGGGCCGCTGGCTCGGATTGCTCGTTGGGAGCCATCCTGATCGCGGGCGGTGGTGCCACGGGTTCGGGTTTGTCGTCCTCGATACGCTCGAGTTCGGCCTCGAGTTGATCGCCCTCGAGTCCATCGAGTCGGATGACGGAGGATTGGATCGACGTGTTGCCGGCTGCGATGCGCGTCTGCTCCACCTGCGCGGATTCCATCGGGTCCTCGGGGAGTCCGTCTCGCCACACGATGTCGAGGTCGGAGAGCATCGTGCCCTCGAGTTCTGCGGCGGTCGCGAGCATATCCTTGACCACCGTGTCGTAGGTGAGGCGCAGGCGGTTCACCGCAGCGAGCGGGGAGATGAGCAGGCGCTTCAAGGCCGAGCCTGATTCGGCCATGCCCTGCTCGAGTTTCCCAAAGAGCGCGGGGCAGGTGTCGGTCGCCGCATAGAGTTCCTCGCGCAGCAACTTTATCATCTCGATGTTGTTCAGGAGGTCGCCATTCCAGGTCACATAGCCTGGTGCCTGGTCTTCCTGCTCGAGCGGGTAGAACTGGCCGGCTTTGACCTGCCAGGCTCCTGTCGAGGGGTTCTGCTCAAGCGCGGCGGCGGGTCCGTACATACCAGGGTCGGTATGCTTATCAAGCACCCGAGCCATCTGACCATAGCGGACCTCCAACTCCGAGAGGATCGAGTCGGCATCGCCAAAGATCGAGTGCCCGTAGAGTTCGGCGGAGGTGCGCCAGTTCGGGGCGTGGAACACGAGCATCCCCGATACCCCCGAGGGTACTTGCTCGACCGAGGTGATTCGCTGGATGCGGCTGCCGTCGTAGTTCAGCGTGAACGTGTAGTTGGTGACCGTCCCCGGCTCGTGCAACTCTGCCTTGCCCACCCACCGCGGCAGCGATTTCGTCCCCTGGTTGACCTTCCACGCCAGCAGGTGCCCGACGATCTCGCGAATGTCGTCCTCCTCCACGACCGGGAACCAGTAGCCGGGCGGCTGGATCACGAG